TGAGCACTGCTACAATAGCAGGGTCGGCCATTGTACCCAACGGACCTAATAAAATACTTACATCGTTCAATGCAGCACTAGTATTATTTTTCGCAAATTGCACAAAGAATTGAACAACTCTGCCAAGTCGCAATAGTCCAGCGGGAAGCGTTGCTTGCTTCAAAATAACATCTGTTGTTACAGCGCCTTCAGTATTCAACGTCAAATCAAAAACAAAAAATGTTGGTGCAGTGACACGCCAATAGGTTCCGTCCCATCGCACTGTCGTACCAGCGGCACCGCCAATATCGCTAATGAGCTTGGATTGTCCGACAGTAGAACCGCTACCGCGCGCTGCCCATGTAGATACAACGGTTGCAGGCTGTTTAGTTGCTAACGCTGTAACCATTGTTGCAGCAAAATCAGCATCGTCGGCTAACGAGTCAGCCAATTCCTTCAATGTATCAAGTGCACCCGGTGCACCATCAATTAGTGCAGTAATAGCCGCTTTAACAAACGCTGTTGTTGCTAATTGTGTCGTATTTGTCGCGGCACTCGCAGTCGGCGCAGTTGGCGTACCTGTCAATGACGGCGATGCTAACGGCGCTTTCAACGCAAGTGCCGCTACCATCGTCGTAACGAAATTAGCATCATCACCTAACGCTGCTGCTAATTCATTTAACGTATCGAGTGTTCCCGGCGCAGCAGCAACGACACTGGCAATTTCAGCACGAACGAATGCTGTTGTTGCAATTTGCGTTGTATCAGTAGAAGCACTCGCAGTCGGCGCAATTGGTGTGCCTGTCAACGCAGGGGAAACTAGCGGCGCTTTCAACGCTAATGCCGCTGTTGTTGCAGAATCATTTGCTTTTGTAGCTAATGCGGCTGTCGTGGCTGTTGCGCCGGCTTTCGTCGCTAGCGCTGCTGTCGTAGCTGCGTCATCCGCCTTTGTTGCCAATCCTGCCGTCAACGCCGCGTCACTCGCCGCACCAATACCTGCCGCTGTAATGACAACAGCACCCGTCTGGCTATTAACAGACGTAACGTCACCGCCACCACCGCCACCAGTCGCAGCAGCGGGGCGACCTTTCGGTCGCAAATAAAACGGAAATTTTGGAAATTGCATGACGTTCTGCTTATGCAGACGCCATTAAACCAGCGGCTTTTAGTTTCACTAACAGTGCATCAAACTGCACTTTTAGTGCTGCTACATCAGCCGCAGTAGCCGCAGCTTGTACTGGCATTTGTTTCGCAACGCCAGCTTTACCGGCAGTTGATCTAGCATTCGCTAATGTACGTGGGGCGCCTTTCATTGTCGCAACTCCTAAGTTAAATATTTGCTTAACATCTCTCGCCGGAAATTCTCACGAATAAACCGGCAAGAGAGCAACCAACTTATCAGTTACGCTTTCGAAAGCAAAAACGCCATTGGTACCTGTTTACGCGCAACAATACGATTCCAGTGCGCGGCCAACGCAAGATCTGCGTTCACCGGACTAAATTCGGTTATTGCCGCGCCAGCTTCGATCCAATCGAAACCGAACGGATGCAGAATCAGCGTTCGACGTTCGCCGATTGATTCCTGACCGCCGCCTTGGCCAGCTTGTTCTACACGTTCAACCCATACCGGATTCATAGGCGTTCCTTCGCCTAGTGCAAACTCATGACCTTCGACGCCACCAAAGCCAAACGCACCCGCGCCAAAGAATACCGACGTGTAGACCGTTGATAGACCGCTGCCCGTCTTGGGCATATTGTCGTCAACAATGACACGCTTGCCGCGATAGAACTTAACCGGGAAACCCTGACTGTCAGGAATTACGTCAATTAAATCGTTTTTCTCCATTCGCGCGAGAACTTGCGAATGCACGGCAATGGCAACAAAGGAACCTGCGGCGTCTCCCATCGTGAATTCGGCGTCAATGGTCGATTCGGCAGTAAAAATGCCATCGCTCACCGCAGAAATGTTCACAATCATGTCGCCGCCGTCGTTCGCCAGATTGTCGGCATAGATACCAGCAACTGTGGCAATCAAACGACGTTGGTCACGACGCTGCCAATAAACACCAAACCGATTACGAATGCGCTGCATTGGGCTAGAACCGGCTAACTCCGCCACAAGATCCATTGCGGAATACGACTGGTTAACGAAACACTTCCGATAGTGCATCGTCGCAGAACCCAGCTTATTTGGTACGGCAAAGTCAGCCGGATCATCGTTCGATTGATTCTCTTCAATCGTCGGATCAAGGTCCAGCCAAAACGGGATGGTGCCCGTTATGCCGCCAGCACGCGCAATGGTGTCAAATAGCGCATTGCGGGCAATGACGCCAGACGAAAAGAACTGAGTAGTTTCAGGAAGGTTCAGCGCAGTGTAACTACGGTAAACCGTAGGGACGACAGCATCCGTAAGACGTACAACAGCCATTGGGGTTATCCTCTATCAAGCCACCGGGAACATTTCATTGAACTTGGTTGGGTTCGTATTAAATAACGCAACCCGCTCTTGTTCACTGTATTCACTGGCTTTCTTAGAGGCACCGCCCCCGTGATTGCCGCCCGATCCACCGGACCCGGACGCTTTGCTACCGATCAAAATATCCTCAAATTCCTTATTGTCAAGTGTCTCCTTTTTCAAATCAGCCAAAGTCAAGGCCGACGCCTTTCCATCCTTGTCGCGCACACGAACAATCGGCATGTCGCCGTCATAATCAATATACACACGTTCCGCTAACAAACGTGCATCGCGTTGCGGCTTCAAAAAGATTTCAGCGGCCATTGCATCAACTGCACCTTGTACCATGACTTTTTCAAGCTGTGCCTTTAACTTCGCAACAACCTCATCAGAATCCTTCTTAGCTTTTGCAAGCTTATCTGACCAACTCTTTTCAATGTTAGTCAAATCTTCAGTCTTGTGTCGATCACCGGGCGGCAAAGCTTTCAATTCATCAATTTGTGCTTGCAATTCCTTTGCTTTCTTTTCAGCTTCATTCGCCCGTGCTTGTTCACGTTCCTTTCCACGTCGCAACTCTGCCGCAATTTCAACATCATCAATATCCAGCTTGTAATTATCACCATCGGTAATATACAAACTCTTCGCAGCTTCGTCCTCAAGCTTTTCCCATTCCTCTTTCGTCAACTTCAATTTACGCTTCATAATAGCACCGCTAAAAAAGTCACGCACCGCATGACTGTGAATTTACCCTGTGATAATCGTCTCAGCAGAGTCCTTAAACTGTTCTGTCGTAATCGCTTTCTTAAATGCAAAATTTTGCATCTTTTCTGGCTGTCGCTTGATCCATCTATTAAATGTATCCTTGATTTCAACATCGCCGCCACGATACGGAATAATCATGCTTCTGCATCTAATGTGGGCAGGCGGATACGGCCCTGTGCCATGCTTGTAAATTTTCTGATTACGACCGCGACAAATATCTGTTGTGCCGCTATCAATGACACTAACCCATCGATATTGACCAAACAATGCTGATTGTACACTGGCAGAAACAATCGCTTCGATATGCTGAATCGCCGTTGATAACACAGCGTCAGCTTGATTTGTTACCTTCTCTATTTGCTTTTTCGCTTCGGCAATTGTTGTAGAAACGCTCCAGCTATTCGAATAGCCTTTGCGTATTGTATTTTCCATTGATAGCTGTGCAGAAGCACCGAATGACTTAAGAAAAGGATTTAGTAATGCACCGTTAGCGGCAATCGGTTCGCTTTGAATGTTTGCCCACAATTTATCTGAGCCAGTTGCAATCGCCGCTAGACCAAAGAGCGCAATGAAATTGTTCTTTTTGTTTTCGGCTTCAATGAAGGTTGACGCCTGTTTGTCAGTCGGAATAAAATGCGGTTCATCTTCTTCTAATTCGACAAAACTAGAGACATTGACAATGCGATTGACCGTCAATGATGCGTGCATGAAGTCATTTAATTGCTTGAATATCTTTTCCAAATAGCTGCTATAGACTTTTCGCTGTGAGGCGCGCAACGTCGCTACTAGCACATTCAATTGTGCCTTCGTCAGTGCATCTAAACTCTTTGCATCAACGCGAAATAGCAACTTACGGAACTCGAAATACACTTCTTGTGCGACCGCTCTGAATTCCGCACTTTGATGCGCCTTAACTGCTTCGACATACAATTGCAGTCGAATAGCAATATTGAACAGGCGTTGCGAGTCGCGTAGGCTCATTTTAATTTTCTCAAAGTTATTTTTGTAATTTCAAGTTGCAAGTAAGCAAACTGTTCTTCCCATTTAAGACCAGCTAAAAACGTACTAGTATCAATTTCATCATTCGATCTATCAATCAAAATTACATACATTCCATCCGGTTTTATTTCGCCTTTTTCAATATCGTCAATTATCAATTGTAATACTTCAAGCGGTTTTGCTTGTGTATTGTCACTCATTGCATTTAAGCGACGTTTTGTTATTTGATCTATAGCGCTCATGCCGCAGGCTCATCTAGCGTGTTATCGGCTACCGCCTTGGTGGTAGCACCAATTTCCAGCGCCGCGTCTGCAATCGCCTTAGATTGGTCCTTATCGATTTCTGCCTTGGCTTCTTCGTCCGTTTGCGACGTGCGACCGGCCTTACGTTGAATGTTGCGCATTTCCGTCCATGACAGTGCGCCGTCTTGCCAGCTCTTGACAACTAGGGCAATTTCTTCGCCGCTCATACGCGATAATTCAAAATCGGTATTCAATTCAAATTTGATATCGGTTTCAGGTACGTTCATAAACGCAGCACACCATTCCAATGCCCATTGCATAGCAACGGAAACGTTTTTAGCAACTGCTGCTAGAATGGATTCTTCGGCGGCATTCTCCATGCCGGCCTCTGTGGCGGTACGTTGTACCGTCTTCTGTTCAACAATCTTTGCGCCTAATGCGACCATTTGCCGCTCTTTCGCTTCCATGCCTTCCTTCGCTGCTGTATTGGGTTCAACTTGAATTAATTCAGCTTTAGCACCGATAGGCAACGGCAAGCCAATGCGCGATCCAAACGGCACCTTTTTATTTAAAATGGCGTTATACCATTCTGCTGTCAAACCACTAACGACTAGCATGGGTTGACCGACTACATAAATCATTTCTTCGTAGTCAGCGCTGTTGCAGTAGTGACCAATATTGACGTTGACTAAATCCTCTAGCGGCGCAGGATCAATTGACGCTTCATTATTCTTTGAGCCAACAAATGTGAATGGAATAGAATCTAATGGTTTTCCGGCACCATCTTTAGGAAAATAAGGCGCACCAAACTTTTCAAAGTCAGTGCCTTTTGGATCTTTCGCGCGCCACAATTGCACGCTATAAACATTACTTTCACTCAAACGCAATTCGCGATATTGTGTAGCGTCCTGTGTTTCGAAACCGTCATCTTGTACCGTATAAGTTTCAACTAAGACAACTAGACACAAGACCTTTTTAGAACCAAGAACTTTTTCACGCCAATTAATGACATTCTTCGGACCATAGATTGTGATAGTCGGTTGAACGTTACCGTTGGCTAACTCTGCTTTACTGGCAGCGCGATCAACTGGCGGATAGTCGATAAAAATGCCGCAACGGCCAAATGAGCCGGCGTACCATTCTGCTTCGCGTGAAAGTTGCTCTGCGCCGATACCGCTACCGTTGCTGTTCGTAACGACATTTTCTAATGCCGCTGGCACTTCAATAACTGGCGCGCGAATAAAAATTTGACCTTGTAGGCCGAGCGCCGTGCGTTGTGTGACGTTGTAAAAAATTGCACGTTGTATATAAGATCGATAACGCGCTAGATTATCGGTTGATGTATTCGCCGGATCAGGCATTGGCAAGTAAACAGTTTGTTTACTCTTAACTGCTTCTGCGCCTTTTAAACAGTCGTCAATTTTATCATAGGCATAAAATCGATCTGTTAATTCCGTGCGCTTAAAACTGATACCAACATTCGGAAGTGTAATAGCAATTCCAGTACCTTGTTCAGTAACAAAAGAAGCAGCCATAATATTTTCACTCTACACAAAACTTAAGTCGATACTACTAACTAACGAATTATTGCCAGCTAGTAATCTGTATTTGATAACGTCAAACGTATGCTTTTCATAATTGCGGTCTACTTCGTCAGGTTTCTCTTCGTCGCGTGGTATCGGCGGAAGTAATTCAATCGTGGCCGGACAACGGCGCGTCACATAAAACGCTTTACCTTCACGGCGCAATGCAGCTTCCAATCGATCCCGCAATACTTGCAAACCCATCGCATTAGATCCCGGCGACTTATCAGATTCAGTCCAGCCAATACCTTTAACGCGCATCTTGGCTTCAATCGTCTCAACACTCACGTCATTGACGTTGCGAATCTGATTATCTGCCGGCCCTGCCTTCGGCTGTGTCTTGAATATACCCAAACGAATAAAATTGATTTCGCGTTCGCGAATACCTTCAGCAATCACCGTCGGCGACAATTTCAAACCTTTGTTCGTACCAATTTCGCGTGTGCCATACCATTCGGCTACTTGAATCAATGAACCTGCGACCGGACAAAAAATACTGCCATCAGGCATCGTCACTTCTTCGCCGTTAGCTTCTGCAAACCATGCGACTTGAAACGGTTCTGTTGATCCCCAATCGAACCCTCGATCAATTCGCCAATTAGCAGGAATGGGAAAATCAGTAGGTAAGATATGAACGTTATCATCCCAAAGATCGTCAATAGCGCCACCAGCAGTGACATTCCAATCACCATACAACCACGCACGACGCAAATTCGGATCGGTAATTGACTCCAATCCGGCAATGTATTCCGGTGACAAAAACGTATTCTCGCGCCAACTTCCAAAAATGTGTACATGTGTTTTAGTAACTAATTCGTCTTTCTGCGTTCGTGGATTGAATACTTCGTACGTCTTGCGAACAACTTCGCCCGGTTCTGAACCATCAATCAAATTTCGCTTAACCCAATTTCGACCAACGCCACTAGGATTCGTCGTACTAAATACTTCAAGCGGAATTTCAGGTAATGGATGTTTCGGATCAGGACTATTCAACTCAGGAAGAAATGACGAGCGGTTAATACTCATCATCTTAAAATACAAATCCCCTGTCGGAAACTTCGTTAACTCATTCCATCCTAAAAATGGAATTGACCAACCATGAAACCCTTCATAATCAGAAATGCGTTTGACGTGGCGAAACATCAACTCTTCGCCAGTCGGCCAAACCCATTTGTATTCCTGTGCACTCGATAAAAAATGTGCGCCGTCGCCAAACTTCGTAAAGAACCGTTCCGATTGTGCAACTAGATCAGAAAGATTCTTAAATTCACGATCAAATATAATTCCTCGCCAAAATGCACCGTAGCCAATGCCGACGCGCCTTCGGTAGCGCATCAATTGCGCTAATGTTTTTGCAGCACCGCGCGCTCCATGATACAACGTTGAATGACAGCGACTATCAAGCGCAATCGTTTGTGATCCCGGTAACGGTTCCCATACGACATTGATTAAATCCTGCTTACGTACTGCGGACACTGGCAACAACCTTTTCGCGCAATTGGTTTTGTTGCTCTAATGCTCGCTTTTCCCAATTTTCATCGCTGCCATGATCCGGCACCAGCATTACATTATTTTGAATATTGACAATGTTGCCTGTCTCCTTTGGGTAGTAGTCCATGATTTTCAAATGCATATCAAAATACTTTGCCGCTGCTGCCGGATCAGTCTTCTTTAGTATTTTATGAGTTTCAAGCGCTTCACGTGCTAAGTCGGCTTTTGTTGGCAAGAATGCAAACTCGCCTTTTTCTTCTTTTAATAACCTTTGATGTTCAATAACAACGGGATCGCTAACCCATTCCATAGAAGCACGAAATGCACCATTAGTATCTAATCCAAATATCTCTAACGCAACTTTGAATGCATCATAAGGATTTTTAAGCAACCCTTCGGCGAACTGCAACTTGCGTTCATCAACGATGACAAATGGCGATAACAGTTTCATTGAAAGTTAAAATTTGCTTTGCGGTTTCCGGTGTCAATACGTCATCTTTGCTAATCAAAATCGGTTTAGCCCATTGACAGCTTGTATCAATGATCTCGCGTGTACTTGTCGCGCAACTGCTTACTAATAGCAGCATCATCAAGCTTGTTAATATCTGTCGTAATTTCGTTGGCGTCGGCGATTTTTGCATTGGCTTGCCTCTGTGCTTCGACTCTGCGCGCTTCGTCTTTCGCTTTGCCTGTGCTGCGACCTTTGAAATAGACGCCAATAATGCCCACAATTATTGTAACGCCTGCGATTAGGTATCCGTATAAAGCTGTCATTTGACACCATCGCGTTCAGTTGAATAATGGTTTCCGTCTGGCTTTGTGAAGTCTCCTCCCCAACGGCAAAACGGATGCATAGATTTCCATTTGGTACCGATTGTCTTATGTGCTCTTGAATCAACTTGATACTCGCCATTGATGTACAAATCAAAATCAGCGGCTAATCCAACCAAGTGCAAGGAATTGGAAATGCCTGAACCACTCACTGCATTTGCATTTGCCTGCGCTTTGCTTCTAACGACTTCGCCGAAAGCGACTTCATAACCGGGCTGTTCAAAAATCCACACGCCTAGTTGACAAATCAACCGGCTAAACAAACAACGTTGCTCGCGTAATGTCATCTGAAAACGGCGCGCTTCTTACCGGAGAACGTAGTATAGAAGCGCGCCGACCTATGCAGAGTAGAAGTTCAAAATACTCCGCAACGGTTCAGATCGGTTCAGGCGTCGGCGCGTCAGGAATCTTTTCATCCAGCTCATTCGCCTTCGCTTCGACAGCCGAAACCGCCGTTTCAAGTTCTGGCGAAACATCACCGCCAGCCGCGATCACGTCTCGCAGTTCCTGAATCGTCACTTTCAGTTCGTCGGTCGTCGTTTGCAGTCCGTCGATTTCCGTGCCAACCTTCGTCAGTTTGTCATTCAGAACGTTTACACGTCCTACCAATTCGCCTTGCGTTGCCATGTGATTAAGCTCCAAATAAAAAAAAATAAACTACTGCTTCGTCCGCCTATGAATCTTTCGATTCAATTCTTTCACCTTTGCCTCCATAGCTTCAATTGCGGCTTCCATTTCTGGCGTTGCTTGGCCAGCAACTTGATGAAAATGAATGTCACAGCGGATATTGACATTCAAATCTTGCACGTCATCGTCGCCGTGTTCGTGATCTCGTGCCATAAATAAATTCCTCAAAAACTTAAACATAAATTACAATCCGTAGTTAGCCCAATTGCCTCTGTTACCTGACTGCTTCCTATTCGGACGAATTTTCAGAAGCTTCCGTTTCTGTTGCTCTTCCAAAGTTAAAGGAATCACTTTAGTTAGCGGACACATAATGTTGTCGCGAATTTTTCGCCATTGTTCTGGCGAGACTTTCAACTGATCAATGTTTTCCTCAACAGTATAACTACGATTTTCTTCGTAGTTATACCATTTGCATTTTCGCTCTAATCGACGTTTATTGTAACTTGCAGTTGGCGACAACATAGGTTTTTTTGGAACCTGTCCAACTAACAGAAGTCACCGCAATACGATAATAGCTACTCGCGGCAACTTGATATGTGGGCATACAAGCAATACCTGTTTTAATGGTGCCGACCTTGCTACCGTTACGCCAACTGAACTTGCTGGGAACGCTAGCTGTAATCGTCGCGTTATAATCAGCAATGGCCTCAAATACGTCACCGCCAATCGTCTTGAGCGTTTGCGTACCGACCGTACAGGACTGGAAAATGGTCTGTGTCTTCGTCAGAGGCGGACAGGCCGCACCGCCATTACTGGCCGGAGTAACGACCGTGGCAGTTGCTTGCTGCGTCTTAGACTGCGCCCCATTGGTACAGACAGACCAGCCGCTGATATCCGTCCATGGTCCGAATGTTGAAATGACACAATTGACTGGCGTTGGCGTGCCGCCGCTAATTGATTTACTGTCAATATTGGATAGATCAGACGACGCACCCGCGCTAGTAATCGCTCTCGCCGCAAAATACCAAGTACCCGGCGCTAATCCTGTAATGACTGTGCCGCACGTTTTTCCAATAGTAGTAACCGTCTTATTTAACGTCGTTGGCGACGTGCCATAAAAATACGCAAAGCTGGCAAGATTGGTTAGTGGTGAGCCATCGGTGTTTTGTGTCGGTGCAATACAAATTAACGTTGCAGAGTCACTTTCAACCGCCAACGATGCAAAGCTTTGGCGCGCCTGTTCGACTTTCTTACAACCGACGACTGCTAAACAACATAGCAATGCGATAAGGATTTTCATGAGTTCCGTTTCTCCCATTTCGCAATGCCCCACTTATACACAGCGGGAACCGTAATGGTAACGACAAAGCCAATGACAATTCCGATAATAAGATTGATCATGATTTCAATTCCTCTTTGACTGCGGCTGCTTCTTTAACAACTTCAATCTGCGCTTGCACTTTCGGTTGCGGAATAAGTTTCGCAACGATTGATGAAAAGAAAATCACCGCAGTTATGATCTGCGTATATTGTTGTGGAATTAAAATTCGTAGATTCTCCGGTAAATAAACCCATGCTTGAGTTATCACGTCAGGAAATGTCGAAAAAAAAGTGCTAATCAAAATTCCAAATGTAGCGATACGAACGCTCCATGTTTTCCAAAGTAACTTCCACCACGGAACAACGTTCACAATTCAATCCTTTTCGATATTAGTAATGCGCCGCTCTAAATCCATAATGGCACGAGGAACATAAGGGTCAACAATTGTATGTTTCCAATGCTGCATAACAATGTTGCGATCTTCTAAAAGCTTTATGCGTACATCCATTTTGCCAATATCAATTGCCTGTGCAAAAATCGCTTTTGTTGTAGATCCAATTTCATCTAACTTTTTCAAATTCTCAGCATAAAAATGTTCACGCTGTTTATCCATTGCAGTTAGTCGTCTATCAAGATGCTCTGTGGTGACAATGTGTTTAGCATCAGCCAAAATCTTTTGAATATCAGCATCCAATTTATTCTGACGATGATTGAACCACGCACCAATAACCGCACCGAGTACAGTGATAATTCCTATTGCCCAACTTGCAACAACTCGATATAACTCTTCGTTCATTAGATTTCATTTCATCAACACTATTGCAATTGCAATGACTGCACCGATACTAATAGTAACTAAAAATATCGTTGCTATGAAATTCTTAGATCCTTTGTCTTGACCTTCAATTCTTACAAATCGCTCTTTCAAATCATCTATTTTTGCATTAGTAGCGACGTTGGTTGTGTCAATCAATAACACTTGCTGATCAATTTGCTTTCCTATTGTCGTTTCAAATTTCCTAATTGACTCTTGAAGAGTTTCGATTTGTTTAGTGACCGACTCTTTCTGTGCCACTAATGTGATATCAACTACGTCATGTAAATGCGATATAGCTTTATCAACTTCAGTCGGAACGCGAACTAAATTCTCATGCGCTACGATCACCGCTCTATCGACCGAATCAATTCGTTGCGTCAACAACTTCTCTAAATGTTTTATCTCACGTTCTAAGTATTGAGTTGTCAATAACGAAGAATCGTTATATGCAACGGTATCCGGTTTGCCGTTCATCAGCCCGCACCATACACTTGCATTATGACAAACGCAAAAAACCCCTAGCCAGTTGCCCAGCTAGGGGTTTCGTCTTCCTGCGCCCCTACCAAGAGCGCGGCGCGAATCTTACGCTTATTCGGCGGAAGGATCAACGCGCCAAATGCGCGAGCCACCTTCGACCGTGCGTACGACAAACTTCCGTTCCTGCCGCGTAGCTGGCACCGAAATGCCTTTGCGCGTCAGTCGCATTTCGCCGGGGATATCCACCGCATACCGCTTGTTTGCACTCGCAATCGTAGACGCCAGATTCTTCGCAGGTTTGAGTACCTTAAAAGACTGACCGACTTGCAGCGCATCGAACGGATAGGAACTGCCAACGCGACCGCGACCGACAATTGCCGGCATTTCAATACCATCCTCAATCAGAAACTGCGGCTTACCAAAATCACCAGCAGATACCGTACCAACGTCGCTAGCGCCAATCGTCTGAGACTGAGCCGCTTTGGCTGCTTTGTTCATAACTTCGATACCTTTGGGGGTGACTCGTGTGGCAATGTTGCCTACTTCGTCAGGAAAACCCTTATTCACTTCAATCAGCTTATCCGCCAACAATGGTGCATTAGCTACCGGTGAAGTGTAAATCCCCTGTTCGCCTGCCGCAGCAATGGTTGCCAACAGAGCCATGGTTGTTTCGTCATATCGCTTCTTAGCCATTTTGTAAATCCTCTATAGTTGAAAAATCAAAATCAATACGCCATTCAAATAATACCCTCTAATCCGTCAATGTCAATATGTAATTGCTTCGATTTGAAAAAAGAATCGGCCTACAGTCCTAGCGCGATCCAACTTGCCTTGTGGCATCTCTCTTCTAGCCATGCGGTTACGACTTATAGGCGGTTGCTGCGAGAGTATATGATTCGGTTGACAGGGTTATTAGAACGATAAATAACGTCCTTGTCAACAAAATAAGCAACATGATATCGATTTGTTAAGTGCGTCGCAATTTCAGAAAGTGATTTGCCCACAATTACCATACTGCGAGCTATTGCCGTAGCCTGTACGATTTCACAGCGCTGGCAATTCATGATCGGGCAACGTCGTTAGGATAGCGTACTAGGTACAACGTCCTTTCTTCGACGAACCCTAAGCGCTTGTACCAGCGCACGAGCTGCGAATAGGACAACCCGCCGCTAGGAGCTACATGAAGCGCCAGAATCGTTCCAGATGCGTCTGCGTCGCGCAGTACCTTGGCCATGAGTGTACGCGCGTGACCTTGGCCACGAAATTCTAGTGGAACGTTAATGCGGTTAATGATCAGCCGCCTACGCGACACACGTTGCATTTCGTCGTCTGTCAGATCGACAATAGAACGTGTAGGAATGTCAAAATAGCAAGTTTTCATGTGAGATACGCTTGGATCACGTCTCGCGCTTGTTGCCAGCCAAAGCAAACTTTCCATAAATAACCTTGTGACGTTACGAATGCACCAAATTCATTTTGTTTGTCTGATACGTCAGATGGCACACCATCTTTGCGCTTCAGTTCGATATACAATCCAAATCCAAACGCAATTAAACTTTCAATGTATTTATCCTTTGAATCGTATTTAGTCACCGGCAAACAGATATCCGCCACACCGCTTTTTAAACCTTCCGCTTTCAACTGTCCTGCCGCTACCTTATTGCCTCGTGCACCAGCATTTGGTATGGCATAAATCCATTTCAATTGTGGATAATGATAATGTGCTTCAGGCTGCGTATATGGTCCATTATTATAACAACTCATATCATTAGCTGTTTTAAATCCATATTTCATCGCCATATTACACCAGCACATAAGCGCCATTTGTTCGCCATGTTCTGTACCGCTCTTGGCCAATTGTTCAGGATTCATAACTATCCTTCGATTCGATCTACAACGTCGTTACAGTAAATATGCTTGTTCCCTTTCGACAGACGCCAAAGCACAATATTCCCTAACGGCGGGGCTTCGCTCTTGCTATGACTCGGTTCCGTCACTGCTAATGCAATCCCATGCTTTTCACAAATCATACGCAAGTCATGCAGAAAGCTTTCACATTGTGGACTCATGATTGCCGCTCCCCATAAATAGCTTCGCGGGATTGTTTCACTAAAGCAATAAATAAATTGGCTGTGAAGCTATTAGAAAATACTCCGACCCATGTCTGACCATCTTCGCCGCCGGTGACAACTTCTTCGCCATCAAAAATATGTGTCACAGTTAACGTTGACTTGTCAACCTTGACAACAACAGTATTTTTATATCTTTGTTTGGTTACGTTATTCATTGTTTCATCCTCTCGCGTAAGCTGCGTGTCAGTTCCTTCATACGCTTCAATGTCCAGCCGACGCCAGTATGACCAGCGTCTAGTACACGAATGAAACCGGTTTTGTTATCGTAGCTCCATTCAGTCGGACGACGAATGTAAGCGATCTCATAAGCACTGGCGTACGCCTTAAAGATCCTGCGAGCCGTTTTCATATACAACGGCTCTTTGTCTTTTGGCATCTTGATATGGCTGTCAATTTGAATGTCGTTCATCCCGACCGCCTACGCGACACACGTCGCATTGCTTGTGCTAAGGATTCGCCCTTGCGCGGTTTAAACCAATCTTTCATGTGCCTAGCTCCGTTGTTTATAGGAGCTGTGATGTTACCTTCTTTTATTCAATTCGTCAAACTTTTTCTGAAGCGACGTTGCAGCCGCTTGATTGAAACGCGCTGCTGCGACCATCTGTTCATGCGTTGGCAAAAGCGCCAATATAACAGCCGACGCTTGCCATAGTTGTACCGCTAATCCCTTCGTACCGCGCAACTGCGCACTATCTCCGGCTTCGCGTAATCCTTTCGCAACATGCTTTGCATTAGCAATCAAATCAGCCGCGCTCATCTGTGTATAAGAATTGTCAGTCATGCTTTTACCCTCGCGCCTTGAATCCATTTGTACTTCGGTTTGACTTCACGCGTCGGTCCGCTAAGTATGAGTCTTTCTGATTCCAGAATGTAAGGCATACATAAATTATGCAATCGCTCTAATGCAACAGCACGTTCTAATACCGAATGCTTTTGATCTAATCCCATAGCTGACAACGCTCTTGCCAGTTTAAGCTTTTCAGGTTCCTTTGCCATCAATGTCAAAAAAGTATCCATACGTCACCTATAAGTGCGGAGGCCAAACTTTGCCCTGCGGCAACGGGAGAGGCGCAGCGAGGCGCAAATCCCCGGCCAGTGCCCATGCAAGGGCATAGGCTGAAAAGGGAACCTGCGGCACCGTATGCACGCTGGTAGCATCTGGCAAGGCTTTCTTGTTCATGTGCGACACCTCTGCGGCACGGCGGCCACTTCTAACGTCACTTTCTGCGCTTCGACGTGCGCCAGATGACTTTTGCATTCGCGCCAGTGCGGGCCCGCCAATGGGCTAAACGTCTGACCGCAGAATGCACACAGGACTAATTTCACTTGATTCTTCATACCTCATTATCGGTGCGACTGTCAAATACTTAAGTGATCTATGTCACACTTCGATATCAAATCTTCGATCAAATCCCATGTCCCATTGTCGAAACAATTCTACCTTGCGACAAGCGCGCTTATCAATCGCTTCGGTATCTAATTCTAATTTATTCGCAACAAACTCCAATGCTGCAATCACGTCGGCCATTTCTTCCTGCAAGCGGTGACGCAAATTCGTGCCGTCCGGGTGCAACAGTCGGTCGTCAGTCGTCAATTGCAATTTTGGATACTGCAATAGCTTGCCCACAATTTGAAGCAATTCGCCCGACTCTTCCGTGAGTTTAGAAAGGCCGTTGTTTGTCATCGCCACGATAGTATTCCTTTAAAAGTTTCTTCTCTTTGCACACTTCGTTCCAATAAGCAAGGCCGAGTGCGCCGACGCTAGCAACAAATATACCAGCTATTAAACAGAACCATTGCCAAAAGTAAGGCTGATTGATGAGTATTTCATCCATCATGTTTATCCTCTAGTGATTTTAAAAACCTATCGGCCTTCTCAATTGCTTTCGCCATGTAATAGTCATTGTCGCGCATGAATACGTCTTCTGACTTCTGACTCATGTAGAAGGCCGACAGGAACTGCGCCGCGACAACTTCGCGCTTCGTCATGAGCGACGCTAACTTATCAGCATTCGATTTACCCGGTGCCATCATTTTCCATTCTCCTTCTTCGGTCCCACATTCAGCTTCATATCATTGGCGACATTCTCCTGACCTTCTAACGTGATACGCATGGTCATGGCATTTAAGTCCAATAGCTGCTCTAGCTTACTCGATAACTCCTTATAAAATGGTTGCGAAATATCCTTACTCAATACCGCGTGATCGATTTCTTTTAACAAGTGCTGCAAACCGATCATGTTGCGCGCGACCATCTGATAATTGTGTATCGATGCGAGCAATGTATTGTGGGCATCTGGCAGTACGTCAGTGAGCTTGAACACGTTCACGACTTCCATCGGATGACTTTTAGCGAACAACTTCAATTCGAATGCCACACAGTATTCGTTCGCATTGTCTGTCGTCAGACCATGCGTCACCAAATAGCCATGGGTAAATGGATTCTTTAATTCAGTCATTGCGCCATCCTCTTCGTTTCAATCAAATGGTCAATAAATACCTTTCGTGACAACCACGCTAGTTTTCCGCAATGATCGCACTTCACAAAGTCGCCATATAAATTCCATATTGCATGGTTCATACTACATGGTGTCGTATTACGTTCCTGCCAGTAGTGAGTGCACGTCAATTGCTTCCATAGCTGCCACATTTTCATATCGATTCCTTACCTAATGCTTGCCCTACTTCAATGCCTTCCTGATAACCAGCTTCATAGCCACGCTGGTGTGCTTCTTCTAGCAAACGTTCTGCGTCTATTAATAAAACATATCTAACGCAATCAGATTGTGGTATTCGTGTCATACCATTACGATGATAATACCATACTTGTGTATCAACTATCACGGTACTTCTTCCTTCGGCATCGATTGATTAGCGAGTTCCCACAATTCAGTAACGCGGCATGGACCGCACTGTTTGGTTACGAATTGATCCACCTTCATGCCGGCATACAAAGACGTTGTGCTGGCAACTACAAGGCATGTTTTTCAATGTAATGTACATCTGTTGAGCGGCTATGCGTTGTGCTGGCGTCATGGTTCGCAATCCTCAAAAGGATCATAGTCGTCATCGAAGATGGTGTAAGCGTCGTCAATCATTCGATCACTCCGCAATGTAGTATCGAACGCTAATCGGTGTGCTGAGTTTGTTAAAATCTTGAGTGACGACGCGACGAATCAACCCGGCGTTTTCCATTCGGCCAAGGTAAATATAAATCTGTGCCTGCCATATACCGGTGACGTTGGATAATTCAAATCCGCGCATTCCCGGCTCACGTTGCAGGCACCATAGAATTGCTTTTTGCTTTCGTTCGTTCATGAGAGTGACCCTATAATTTCGTTCAATACCGCCTTCGTGCGCTGTAGCTTGTGACGCAGGATTTGATTCATGGAGTTGAGGCAGTAGGGGCATTCGATGGTCGAATACGCTTCGCGGTAGTAGCGATGCCCGCGCTTGCACGTCATTGGGATTGCCAACTTCATGACGCCACTAACCTCTTTTGACTTTATCTTCAATTCTACTGTCGGCCTTCGTGCATCCTGAGCTTGGCAATATTGGTTAGGAGCAAGACTAAGATTATCACACACTGCGCCGACACAATCGCAAGGTTTCCGAACGTCAAGCGGAGCTAATGGTATGGTGTCGTTCATTTTATCTCCAGTCGCTTCAGGATCTTGACGGCATGAATAACCATGTCTTCGCGATAGCGCAGTAGATCGGCATATGCCGCTGCGTGATCGTCTTTCCATGTTGACTTAGCCATACCCTTGTCAAGAATGTTGTTGACGACAGCGCGAGCTATTAGACCGGCTTGTTCCTGCGTCATAGCGTTATACCTTGCTTAAGCATGGATTGCGACACCATGTTAAACGCCTCGCGCTTGCCACAATACGAACAGATCAGCGTCTTATTGTCGTGACGTGACAATGACACACCGGGCTTGCCGTATTTGTTCGGTATATACGTCATACAGTCGATATACGCGCACTTGACTTTCTTCGGATCTTTATGCATTTTCATTACTTGCATTCCTCCAGTGTGACCGTCAGTAATTCGCCTAACTGATCTTTGTCCAGACTTAACATAATGCGTTCCAACATAGTGGCGCGCGGTATGACGTTGACTTCGATACAGTTATCTAATTGTACCTCATGATAGACTTGTTCGTCAAGACGTTTTCTAGCTGCGATGAAGTCAATCATACGTCACTCGGGCCGTGTATGGCGTAGAATTCGTCGCGCACAATGTCAAGCGCTTTATCAGTGTCATCATTGTCAAGCAATGTCTTGAGTTGACCTATCATGCGCTCGTGCGCATACTGCTTGTTACGATAGTATTCGATCAGGTCTTTCTGATCTTTCATAGCGCGCTTCGCTACTTCTAAAACAGCCTTGCCATATGCGTTTGCCATCTCGTGTCACTCCGTTGTTTCAATACCTGTAATGTACTACCTATAACGGCACAAGTCAATACATCTTTAGGAAGTGTGTCACATTCCATAAAACTCATTTGGTTCTTTCGGTTTGCCGTCACATTTCTCCATAAGGTTCAGGCAGTGAGCCGTCATTCAAAGATACACGCTTGACGATATGGCATATGCCGTCGATGGTGTACAACGCCATTTCATCCTGATTGAGCATCGGCACGGCAATCAACGGCGGAATGTACAGTCTTGACTTCGGTACGTTGTGATCAATATGACGTTGACGTTCAACGCCATCAATAATGACGGTCATGGTAGCCATAGGTTAATCCTCTAGTACATCTGGGACCATTCGGTCAATTTCTTTCATGTCCTTTTCAATGCGTTTAAATGCCTTGTCAAGTGTTTTCTTGATCTCTTTGTCAATCGGTTCCTGCATCATCTCTCTTATATCATGCTGCCCACCGATCTCGCTACGCTTATTGAAATCCTTGTCTAGCGCTTTCTCAGCTCTGCGACAAGCCGCGCGAGCTTTGTCCCATGCTCGCGTTGCTCGCAAAAGGTCTGCTTCCTTACGCACGAGCTTGTCGCGTAGAATGACGTATCGTTCAGGTGTCATTATGTTAACTCCCAATGTGACATAACGTAATTACATAACTACGTCAAATTTCAGTACCGCTGTGTCCTGTGGTACTTCATACCGCAGATCGGCACCGGCAGTAATCATAATGTACTCAGGTTCGCAACTGAATGCATGGATGCGCAGATTACTTTGCTTTGTTATGCCGCCTTCCATACGACAGCGCTTCACAGCGTCACGTATAGTATTGGCTTTGCCATAGCTACCATTGGTCAGTGATACCGCGAGAAACGCTTTAGCTTCGCTCATGTTGTCTCCTAGTTGTGTATCCATACCGGTTACCGTGTCCGGTGCTACCCATTTAACGCCTGTTGTTACGGCGTTGGTAGCGGAAATCTAGTTCGGAGTATAACAGCGCCAACGCTACTTGTCAACTCCTGTAGCATCAATTAAGCGCGCATTCTTAACTTCATACGGCATGCAGTTAACCTTGTCACCAACCTGCCATGAGGAACGTTCCTCTAACATGACAATAGTTAGCCCACCTGTGCGCGGCGACTTCGCTATGACCTTGCCGCGCAGTCCTACGATGACACCACCGGTAAACACAACTTCATCGCCTATCACAATCACAAATGGATTTTTCATTTTCCTTCCCCTTCCTCTACGATAAGCACGTTCGCCAGCGCGTTGTTAAAGATCAGCTTGAGGCGTTCTATCTGCACGTCTCGGTCGTTCGTCTTAAGTCCGGTCATTGCCTTGGCCAGCTTCAGGCAATTGACGCCGCGCGATACGCGCATGCCGGTCTTTTCAAGCTTCAAACCGCTAATGAGTACCTTGATCCGGTAGGCTTCAATTGCCTGCGGACCTTCGACCGATCTAAGCTGGCCATTGTCGTTCGTGATGATATCCATGATTTAACCCTCGTCTGCGTTATCGTCAATTTCCGATTCACAAGCGCCACAAGGCGCGTCGAACATACCGTTAGACGTTACTTCGCCGGGATGACGCGGACAACCGCGAATCAGCTCACAACCGCGCATCGCCCAAAAGGCTTCATCCTGTGCGGCGTTATAATCTTCCTGAGTCATGAACATTTCGCTTTCTCCAATTCGTTTACTGAGTACATAGTATAACGGCGTCGAACGTCAGAAGTAAAGCGTTATTTCGATTTATTTTCAGAAATAAATACATACCGCATTATGTCTTACTTGTCGATTATGTCATCAGCGTTTCGCTGAACGTCATACATTATATCACTACGTTATGTCAAATTGCCGCCAAAGTAAGACAAAGCCTACGCACACCAGACGCAATAGGAAGCCACAGGCGACGCGATCTTCGACCCGGACCCGCTATAAGGGTCTCAGGCCAAGCGACGCGCCTTGGCCTATGCCGTTTCGTCTAACTGCCATTCCCGGTCAACATCAAAAACCACGTCCACGTTCCAATCGCGACCGCCAGCCATTCGAGCGGGCACCGACTGATGAACTTATTGATGACGTTCATGACTTGTGATTCACGTAGCTATAAATATAAGGACAAACTATTTTCGCGGCAGACATGATTGCAGCCTTGCGCTTTGATTGCGCCAACGTTCGACCGTCAAGCGTATTGATTAACCACATATCATGCTTTGTCTTAACGACATAAGCGAAGGTATAGCGACCATCTCTGCCCACATGTTCAACAGCAACCCGGTTTGGCATGCTGCGATTCGGGATCAATTCTACTGCGACTTCTACTAATGTATTCATTGCCGTCATTCCTCTGTTGTGTTGCTCCAATGAATTAAGTATCGGCCAATAACAGCGAGAAGTAAAGTGCTATTTACGTGACGAACGTCACAAATAACACCACCACTATTTTAAAGCTCAATTAGTAGGCCAGCCAATTCGATGCAAGTCTCTGATCTTGACTCTTTTTCTTATATAAATAGTATATATAGTATAGTAGTAGTATGAGAGAGAGAGAAATTTATATATAGCGTCGACGCATTTATAAGTGACGTTCATGACGTCGTGAAGCGTAGGGAATTTACTCTCTTTTTGGTAGTAATCTCTAGGAAATCTACTATTTCGACTTATGCTTAGTAATCAATGAGTTACCCATACTATTTTGGTAGAAATAGTATTTTAAGGTAGATTTTATAAGAAATTTGTTAAGTTATGTCAAGAAAAAGGAGTCATATTAACGTCATTTGTAAACGTCATTTGTACATCAGGAGACAAAATAAGCTAAAGTTCTATTGACAACGGCCAATAAAGCATTTACAGTCTACTTACTGAACGACACAAGCCTGTAGCGCCTTAGATACAAACCTGTAGCGCCTTTCAACACAACGGACCAATGGAGTTATTTAAAATGTCAATCATCATCACACCGAAGTCAAGAGTGATCGAGTTTGTTCAATTGTGGGCACAAGCTGAAACCGCTGGCAAATTGGCCGCTGCGAACGTCAAGGTTAAAGACTATTTGATAACGTCAGTTGACTTTCTGAATAAGCCTATCGCCAATGCGCCGCAATACGTCATGAATGGAACCTGTGGCTTTGCTTGGCTCATTATCAAGCCCGCTAACAGTCGCTTTGGGAAATGGCTACTGGCGGGTGGGTTAGGCCGGAAGTCGTCCTATGAGGGCGGTGTGCGCGTCTCGATCTACCAGTATGGCCAGTGCATGGAACAGAAAGAGGCACACGCACATGCTATGTCGGCTGTGATCGCAGCGGCTGGCCTGCGATGCTATGCTGATTCAAGGATGGATTGAATTTAATTAAATGTGACGTAAGTCGCTAAAGAAAGATTGCAATGTGTCGTTATAGATAGTATTGTAACGACACTGAATAACGGAACGGAGCGAATGAAATGATTCAACTTCAATACAGACAGACGACCATCATAGGCGAAGCACCAAAAGCGTGGAACGTGTATGCTGAGTCACGAATCATCACAAAGGATATGCGCAAGTTCGCTCTAAACCTAAATAGAGATGCTATTTATTTCAGCGAATGTCGCTACGTTGACACTAGAAATAGTCCTGAGTTGAAACTGTGAGTAAAAGAATACGCGCGCCGCGACGTGAAGTATTACGGCGCACTAGATACGATAGAACATGGTTTTTTGATCTATCGTGTGGTCACAGTTTGTCAAAATTATACTGTGACGATGTATACAAAACAGCAAAAACAATGCAATGCCAACCATGTGCGGCGGGTTGGTGTACAAAACATGATATTATCGATGATGCTGAAACCGGCGAACAACGTTGCAGTAAATGTAAATTTCCAAATATGAGTAAACTGTGACGTAATTGGCTTTAGTTTTCGCTGTTATACCCGATACTAGACTCACTGAATCGAAACGCACACAGGAACAAATGACCATGAACGCATACGCACAACACAACGCAACCAAGCTTTACGGCAACACACAGAAGCCGGTTCGCGAATATCAGCGCAATGACTACCAGTTGCAGGGTGTCAAGGCGCACAGCGTTGCACAGACCGCGTTCGCAACGCGCCTTAGTGCTGGCCTGTCGCTGATCTGAAGTCTGCCCACACTCAACCACAGGAAGCGAGAACATGACAAGCAAACAAAACAGCAAAGAGTACGATGCAGCGCTTGAAGCGTCGCGGATCGCAACGCGCAAGTACAACGTCGCTGTGAAAGATTATCGCGAGGGTAAGATTACAGACGAAGAATACCTTACGGCGCGCAAGGATTATTATTTGGCGCAGAGTATTTTTGATGACGCACTGCTAATTGAATTGGGAGTTAGCCCGCCATCGCTTGACAACACATATTCGCGCTGGTAATCTAGCGTCATAGATCGGACGCAGCGTTAGCGTCGAAAGAGCGGCACCGAACCCCGCTCCGATCTAGGGAGAGTTACAGAGGTTTATAGAGGTTACAAGACGCTTCTAAGCGTTGGCCCCACAACATTTCTAAGGGAACTTGCACGTTATGTTAAATAACTCTAAATAATCCAATCTGTGACGCAATACCTAAAGAATAGTTGCACAACGTCGTTATAAGATGTATTCTAAATGCACTTACCAACTGAACGGAATAAACGAAATGAACATGTACAGTTTCACATTCGAAGACAGCGCCGACACGATGCAGCAGTTTGATTACAGCATTGCATCTGCGACCGAAATGGTTAAAGCGCGCCGTGCTGCATTTGGTCTCAGCACGATCATAACGCATGTTTCTGTACAGGCTGGTCGCTAATCATGAGCGAACGCAAAAGAGAAATTTTGGATTATCGCGCTGCGATGAAAGCCGCAACGTTGCGGTACGTTCCTAAAAAGACAGCGCGTGGTCGCAGTCGTGAGTTGCATAGCGCGACTATTGCAGAACGCAAAACGGTGCAATCATGAACGCAGTAGTTAAAGAATGGTCACCGTATCAAACAAGCGTCTTTGCGTTCGTCACCGAAGGCACTGGCAACTGCATCATTGAAGCAGTTGCAGGTTCGGGCAAGACGACCACCATTGTCGAAGCGATGCGCCGCACATTTGGCACGTCGATTTTCCTCGCATTCAACAAAGCGATTCAGGTTGAGTTGTCGTCACGTGGTGTGAACGCTAAGACGTTCCACGGTTTGACGTTCAAGCCGGTGATGACGTTTAAGAAGCAGAAACAAATCACACAAGACAAACTGCGCCAGATTGTTGATGCTAACCTAGGCGATGACGACGTGCGTACCTACGGCTCATTCATCTGCAAACTGGTAAGCCTCGCACGTAACAATGGCGTTGGTTGCCTTGTGGCAGACGTAGAATCAGAATGGTATGATTTGATTGACAAGCATGATATGGAACTGCCGACCGAAGAAGCGTCATTAGAAAAGGCAGTCATGTATGCACGCAAGTTGCTGTCAACGTCGAATGAGTCACCGCTAGTTGACTTCGATGACTTGCTGTATCTCGCGGTCAAAGAAGGTTTGACGCTTGACAAATACGATCACATTTTCGGCGATGAAATGCAGGACACCAATGCAATACAGCGCGCGATTCTACGAAAGATCATGAAGCCAACCAGCCGCTTTTATGGCGTTGGTGACCCCTCGCAGGCGATCTACGGTTTCCGTGGCGCAGATAGCAACAGCATGGGACTACTGGCGACAGAATTCCAGTGCGTCAAGCTTCCGCTCACCGTATCGTATCGCTGCCCGACGTCGGTTGTTGAGTATGCACGCCGCTGGGTTTCCCACATTGAAGCCGCACCGAACGCCATTGCAGGCGAAGTCGAATCGCTCGGCACTGACTGGATTACGGGCGACTTTGAAGCGAACGATTTAGTGGTATGTCGCACGACGAAGCCGCTTATATCCCTGGCGTTCAAGTTGCTAAAAGCGCGCGTCCCGGTCCGCATCATGGGCAAGGAAATCGGTGACAGCTTGATTACACTCATTGAGCGCATGAAGGCGAAAGGCATTGACGCACTGGCTGTGAAACTTGAAGTGTGGGCAAGCCGCGAAGCGGAGAAGGCCATTGCGAAGAAGCAGGAAACCAAAGCGGAAGCCATTCGTGATCGCGTTGACGCTATCCTGTGTCTGATCGAAGGATTAGACGAAACGGAGCGCACCATCCCTGCGTTGTGTGAGATTATTCGCGGCATGTTCGATAGTGGTCCGAACCAAGTCATACTGGCCACGATCCACAAAGCAAAGGGTTTGGAGTCGCCTCACGTTTTCTGGCTGAATAGCAGCAAGTGTCCTTCACCCTACGCGCGGCAAGAATGGCAGATGCAGCAGGAAGCCAATTTGTGTTATGTCGCGGTGACACGAGCACAGCGCACATTGACTTTGATCGAAGAGAAAGATCAGCGTAAGGTTGCCTAAGGCACGATCATGAAAAAGCAACCCACTAGCGACGGCCTATTAAGCGCGTGCAACCATCGCGCGCCTATCGTCTTTGGCAAGTGTTCTAAATGCGGAAAGGTATTTGGGAAAACATTCGAGCCGGGGAACTTGACACCGGGCAAGCACGTTGACATAATGCAGTTAGCTTCTCAGCTATCCGATGGTGACACCGGCGAACCCGGTCCGCGTCAAACGTCACCCGATGCAGCCGATGCGCGGGCAGGCATCACGAAACCCTAGCCGGTCAAGCTCCCGAGCTAGGGTTTTTTCTTATGTCATGACGTTATGTCACTACGTTATGACAGCGCTGGCGAAAATGGATTCTGGCGAAATTAAAATAACTCGCAAACGTCAAACCCATCTTACCCTCGCGAATTCAAAATGTCAAACACAAGTTACCCTTGACATCAAATCGAAGTTACCCTTCCGATTTCAAAATTTGAAAACGAAATTTAGCTCTTGACATTTACAAATCGAAAGCACGAGGAATTAGAATTGCGTAAGCGGTTCCGCCTTCATTGTATTTTGATTTCGTTTCACCGCGACCTATTAACTGAATATCGCCACGATCTGTAAGTATTTTCAAAGTTCTATGCAATGCAGCGGTCGCACCTTGTCTATCGCTTTTAAAACATATTAGCTTTGCCGCTCTACCTTGAATAAATTTGAACGGTACAATTTTATCGTTATGCATTTTAGTGTAGTCAGTACCTTGTAAATATCCTTTCAATTCGCCGTATGGTCTAACAACCCATTCTCTAATAACGTTTATCAATTTATCGAGTTGTTGCGACTCATCCGTATGCGATCCGATAGCGCCTGTATTAAAACGACTCAATAAGTTTTGAACGTCGTTAACGACAATGCCTATTGCCCAATTAGCAGCAAACAAATCAATCAATGGCGTCATAAAGTTAATACCAATGGCCACGAGCGCCGCTAACTTCATAGCCTTTAAATGGGCACGATTCCATAAATCACGAACAATATCGTTTTCAGTACTGTTAATTTGCTGAGTACAGTAGGTTTCAAATTTATCAAAAAGCGAATGTACTTCTTCTGTTAATTGTACATTGACAATTTTATTCTGATTGTTGAGTGACAAACAATTCGCACATAGCGTTGCAAGTTTTTCTGCCAATTCAAACGATGGAGAAGCGTTGACGTGCTGTTTATTAAGTGCAACTCGCACTCCTAGATATTCAAAACATAAAAAGCGCGGCAACAATCCTCCGCTAATCATAGATTCACTTAACGCTTCGTAAAATGTTTCTGGCGTTGACTCTCCAAGTAAACTAAAAGCCGGACTAAAAAGTATTGGTGTATTCTTTTCTTTTTCGCTGTAAACGATTGGTCGCAATGCATTGCCATAACCACTCTTGTGATACAAATCTAAGAACACACTACGTAAGCCAATCAAATGCGACGGTGCATCTTTGTTGCTCATCTGTTGTAACGCTAAACCAAATTCGCCCACAATAGAACAGAAGCTAGGCGATGTATTGCACAGGTATTTAATCAACGCTTCTTTAGAAGCAATTGTACCCGGTCCAATGAACTCAGCAGCAGCGGGAACCGTTCTAACAACCGCGTTCATCAATTTATCAATGCCGCTTGCCATCGCTTCCTTACCAATACCAGTCTTTGCTAACAGAATGACGTATTGATTTAAACCGGTCCCTGAGACGTTATAGGCGCGGCCACAGATCCCCGATAGGAAGGCCACGGCACCCGCTAGCGCGATCTCAGGGACGGGTCTAGGGGCCGCAGCGTAGATAAATTCAGCAATCGAACCCAATAGACCGGGCGGCAAGCTGTAAACAGGGATTTTTTCAATGAGCTTATTACTAGGCGGCGGTTTCGCTTTGATCTTTTCAGCAATCGCCGCATTGATATTGTTAATGACACTATCGATATCAACGGGCGGCAACATTCGATCGAAACAACGGTTGAGCATATAAGCAATACGATAAGGCGCACGTGACTTCGGTCGCTGCCCTAACTTCGACTTCAAAAATAAATCGTTTACTTGCTGTTTATTCTCGCTATAGAAAGCAAGAATATCAATCAGTGCGAAGTCAGCTTCTGACTGCGAAGGGTAATACTTGCTCCAATCGCCTTTATAATACAAATCATCAAACTTCTCAGCATTGGCCGCTGTCGCTGCAATTTCTAAAATCTTTTCGTCACTGTATCTTGCAACGTCTAATCCAGCATAGAAAGAAATGGCGTGCTTACCTTCGCCCATTTGTTCCCACAATTGATTCAGAAGTACATTGTAGTCGCCAATAATCTGATTGCGATAAATATCACCAGTAAACGTCATGTATCGCGTGTCAGAGTAAAGCTCAATAGAACTGCGCCGCCGCCCGCTTGGAACTTTGCCTCTAACGACAATATGCAAGCCAAAGCCAGACGGCGAACGTTCAGCGTAGCTATCGAATTCACTGTAAATTTTTAATTGTCTTTCGAGCGAAGCGGGGTCAGTCGTTTTGTCCAGATCAATAATAGAATATGGATCTTTTTCTGATAGCACAAATCCAATGCCATTGTATCGTTCTGGATTCTTTTTTATAGCAGCAACAGTTTCATCATAAGTACACCATGTTGACGGTTCATTAACACTGCACATTTTTCCCGTTCGTGGATCATATGGAACCTTAGTAGGTTTTTCTGCTTCAGTGTCCTCATAGCGCCAATTGCACCAACTTTTATACATCCGCAATTCCAGCGGAATGTTATCGTAATTGAGCACGGTTTCTTATTCGCTTCTTTTAATGCTTAATAGGAATTCGTGAACTTGTCTAACTCTTGAATAACCCGGATTTTCAAATCTCCCTATAACAAGAGTTTTTAACCACGGCAATTCAACGTTTGCCCCTTTTGCAACGTCTTCTAAAGATACATTACTAGGACGACTTGCAATCAACACTCGCACTTCGTCAAGTGTGGGCAGTCGCAATTGATTGACAGGAGGAATAAACCAAGGAGATTGCGGTTGTGTTGCACTCATCCGCCGAAGGTACTAGCAAGCAAAGAAATTCACAAGAAAATATTTATTTGACAAGCAAATCAGGCAGGCGCAGTCTCCCGCTTCGGCCTATCCCGGTCGCTTTGCATTGAGCGATAGTTCCTAGGCAACACTAGCGGGTGATACCCGTTTGGGATAGGCTGATTCACTTACTACTGAGGGAAGACAATGAGCGTATTACAGATCGGCACACTTGCGTATGAAACGGAAGCGCAGCGAATTGAAGAAATGATTGAACGGCAACAATCATTGTCACCAACTGAAAAAATCTTTTATCGTGACTTCCTATTGCTAGAATGGGACGAAGCGAAGAAAGAACTTGAAAAAGCCAAAGCCGAAGAAATGAGTTTGCGTAAGCAAGTTGTACATTTGGCATTTGACACAACCAAACTTTCAGGCACCGAACGTGTGCCGCTATACAACGGTTATGAGTTAAAAGGCGTCAAGAAACTCAATTATGGATTCATTCACAACGCCGAAGACAAAGTAGACAAAGCACGCATTGACAATGCGCTAACGCTTATCGAGAAGGCAGACCCTAACGGCGCTTTCATTGCCGAACGTCTGGTGAAATGGACGCCTGAACTCTCCAAGACGGAATACAACCAACTTTCCAAACCGCTGAAAACGATTATTGATGCAGTGATCGTAACCAGCGAAGGCGCACCGACATTAGAAATTGTAGCTCCTAAAGGAGCAAAATAACATGAACGGCAAGAAATGCGTTTATGAAAACTGCGTGAGACTGTCCAGCAAGAAAGAAGACAGTTGCACCGCGTGCCGTGCGCGTCATCGCTATTGGGATAAAAAGAGTCCCGGACGACGCATTGAACGACGGCGCAAGTTGTCATTGTCTGGCGAGACCATGCGCGAGTTTGTTGGCGACATTCAGCTAAAGCAGTTCATTCGTAAAGGATACAAGAAAGAGGTTAGGCTAAATGGATAACATACATAAATCGAACGGTCACGACAAAAAGCGTTCGCCTCTCTTCGGTCGCAAACAGAGTGTCGCCACCATCGCTAAACGTAAACTGACCATGGCAACAAAACGCGCATTGAAAACAGCAGCCAGTGAAGCTAACTATCATGCGCACAAAGCATTGCCTAGTGCAGAGAAGCGCGAAGACGCGCGTATCTATTTGCGCCATGCGAAGCGCGTCATTAACGAATACATTGCAAACGGCAAGTTAAAAGAGATGGACGAAGCACATCTTTATACCTTGCTGGCTTTGAAAGTGCTAGAGAAAGGCTAAACATTGGGAGAACATCATGAAGTTCATTTTCATTATCATTGCGGCATTGATGGCAATGCCCACAATTGCATCAACTCGTTACTTACCGCAACAGCAGATGAAACACCATGAATTGTTTCTGAGCCGCATACAGGAGAACTTACAAAGACCAGACATCAACGGCGTCGTCAGTCGGTTATCGGATTTGGAATTGGCAGATCTTGTAACGTTATACGGTGCTGCGTCAGGCGGCAGGCAGCACGAACTGGTAACGGTACTCGGCAATCGAATCAGCAATGCGCAGATGACGCGCTTGTCATCAGCATTCAATCAGCCCACTACGTTGATGCAAAGTGCTCCGAAAGGCGCAACGGTGAATGGTCCTGAAGTAACGTTAGATATGTCGATATACGAAGTCTACCTAGAATTTCGTACCGCAACGGTTGGCAGCTTGAGTGTGGGCGCGTCAATGGCACAGACTGCTATGTACACTGCCGGCTGGGTATCAGCAGCATGGGGGGCAGGGTATACTGCGGGAACAGGCGCAGCGATATTGATGGAACGTTATATGCCGGGCACATGGGAAGGCATCGGCAATACCATCGGCGCTGCTGTAAATGGATTCAACAGCGCTACTAACTTTCTAGCTCAAGGTAGCTATCAGCAGCAAATTGATGCAACGTTCGGCGGTACCATTTCGATATACGGCAGAACACATAGCAACTACAACACACAGTATAATGCTTCGTCACCAGACTATTCCGGTGACTTCAGTGTTGCCTCTGCTTTTGATTATCGGATGGACGCCAACTATTTTAGTGGCGGTATGCCATCCTGTCGCATTCGACATTGTTCACAGTTTTAAGGAACGTCATGAGTACGTCATTTGTTTTAATGTTAGTCGGTATGCTGTTTACCGTCACGGCGGAAATTATTTATCCCCTTGTGTTTTCAAAACAGCACGTCAGTAAAACATTGCCTGAATATTACGAAGGTATCAGAGAGAAGGATATTGCCTTTCCCTTCGTCGTTCGGTTCATGCATTACATTGCAATGGGGATGTATATTTCCGCTGTAATTCTGTTGTTCTGGTAGAGTGCTTACCCGCCGAACCCTCTAGCCGGCGCACGTCTGCCAAGCGCCATGTCCCAAAAGGCTAGAGCATGTGACAGCTCGGTAAGCACAGCCGCGCTGGTAGACCGCTAGGCTCTAACGAAATAGTCTACTATTTATAGGGTGAAATATGTTTGAACCAAACATCGAAAAAATTGAATGGCCAGTAATTGAAGAGAAAGCGAAATTTCAAATTACTGTTGCTCAATTGATTTTGCAATTAAAAGCGTTTCCTTCCAATGCACTTATATATGTAGAAGGATGCGATTGTATTGGCGAAGGTTCCGGCGCTACTTACGATCCGAACGATAACACCGTATTAGTTGAAAGAATTCCATGAAACAAGAAATTTATACATCGTCAACGAAAGGCGAAATTCCTTTGTCGTTCACTGGTCGGCATCTATTGCAGTCATTACGCGAAGCTATTATAGAGGCAATCGACAAAGAAGATTACAATATCAATGCCGATCAACTATCACGAATCAGAGGTGATATTGCTCAATACATGAGTACACTGGAAAGGAAAAACATTTTACTAGGACAGATCGCAAAAGAAAATTCTGCATTACGAGAATATTTAAAAAAATTGTCAGATGAAAAAATAGCATGGAGTAGCAACGAAGAATTGAAAGAAAGCACCAACTCGTTTTACACATTATTAAATGACTATCGAGACGCATTAATTCGTCAAAGTTGCGAATGGAAACCCGATGATATAGGTTTAAATATAAGGCTTCAAGAAAACGTTGATAAGGCACGTATTGAAGTTGTGCAAGCATTCGAGAAGAAATGAACAAACAAGACGTAATTATTTATTTGCTGCTGAGTGCAAATAGCGGCATTGGTTTAATCATAGGTTATATGTTTGGTCGCTTCAATCGCAAATGAATATTTCACAGCTACGTCCGGCGTCGCAGTTGGCCCAAAGATTCGGAGTCAAGTCAATCCTGTATGGCGGTCCGGGCACTGGCAAAACGCCGTTGACGAACACCGCGCCGCGCCCTGTGCTGTGTGCAGCGGAACCGGGTTTGCTGTCAATGCGTGGCTCATCAGTGCCCACATTTGAAGCGTACACAGTGCCGAAGTTAGAAGAATTCTGGCAATGGTTGTTCACGTCGGCAGAGGCCAAAAATTACGATACCGTCGCTATTGATTCAGTGTCACAAGTTGCTGAAATCTATTTAACGAAGTATTTGCATGAAAACAAAGACGGTCGTAAAGCCTACGGCGAGTTGTCGCGTAAGGTCATGGAGATAGCGAACGCACTGTATTACCTGCCGCAGAAACATATTTACTTAATTGCAAAACAAGGCACAGACGACGGAGGTATAAAGAAGCGGCCTTGGTTGCCCGGTCAAGATTTGAACGTCAAAATACCGCACTTGTATGACGAAATTTTGCACATTGGAAATGTGCAAATTGTGGGAATACCAAAACCTGTTTTAGCCATTCGTACTAAAGACAGCTTTGACGTAGTGGCGCGTGATCGGAGCGGAATGTTAGAAGAGTTTGAGGAACCGCATATTGGACGTTTATTTGAAAAGTGTATGAAATGAGTCCCGCCCCGCTGTTGTCCGCTAAGAGCATGGAAATTTGCGGGTCCATGACGCGACAGCGGGGAAATGGGCAAATGAATCGACCGCTTGCGCTACTGTGACAGTACCGGTCCGCAACGTAAGCAAGATAGCGTTGCATCAAGCTAATACGGTGTTCATGCAAAACGGGCGCAAGTAGTTAGTACCGTGACAGCTCGGAGAGACGGCAAGTTTCGTACAATCTATTAAGGTGAAAATTTATGGTAGCTTTAACACAACCATTTGATGCAAACACGGTTGATCCATCACAACAATTGCCACAATTGCCTATCGGTAGGCATCCGGTTGTGATTATAGAATCAGGCGGTAAAACGACAAAATCTGGTGACGGCGGATTTCTTGAATTTCTTTTACAGATTATAGACGGACCAGCGAAAGGCGTTAAAGGCACGTATCGTTTGAATATCTATAATCAAAATGCAGACACCGTTAGAATTGCGTATCAGCAATTCTCAGCGTTGTGTCACGTCTGCGGCATTTATGTCGTGCAAAACACTGAACAATTGCACAACCTACCGTTTATTATTGACGTTGATTTCCAGAAGGGAGAAGAAGCGCGACAGAAAGGCTATACCCAAGTGACGCGCGTCTATGATCGCAACATGCAGGAACCGGGCAAACAAGGCCAAGCTCCCGCCGCTGCGCAGCCTGTACCCGTGGCGAACGCTCCCGCTGCGGCATGGCCAGCGCAGCCACAAGCCGCAGCACCCGCTCAGGCCGCACCAGCGCCCGCCACAGCATCGCAACCAAGCTGGGCAGGTGGTAACGGCGGCGGCGCGCCGCCCGCGCAACAGCAAGCGCCTGCATGGGGCGCTCCTACACAGCAAGCCCCGCCGCCCGCTGCTGCCGCCCCGCCCGCTGGTGCCATGCCTTGGACGCCTCGCTAAACTAGCCAAGCGTCTAACGTGGCAAGGGAACGTATACGGTTCGGTAAAAGTCCGATTAAATCTCCCTCATCGAGCTGGAGCCGTATTTGGAGGATTAAATGCGAATAGACGAAACGTTAGCCAGACGTAAGGCGAAGCGCGAAGCAAAGTTATTAAAGCGAGAGAAACGAGAGCTAGAAAATGTCCTCAAACGAAAGTCACAAGGTGGACCTAGATTCCCCCGGAACCGCAAGACTAGTTAGTCGTAAACTTTTATACGACATTGACGAGTATGCAATTCGTACTTATGGCGATGATCATCGCTGGCATTTAGGCGCATCCGTTATCGGTCATGATTGTAGTCGCTTTCTATGGTATACATTTCGCTGGTGTTTCAAAGAAGAATTTAAAGGCGAGAATGACGAAGAAAAACACGGTAATGCCGGACGTATGCAACGTCTTTGGAACCGTGGCCATAGAGAAGAAGACAGGTATGTAGAATTTCTGAAAGGCATCGGCGCGACGGTATGGACACTTGACCCACAGACCGGCAAACAATTTCGCATGAGCGCTTTGCATGGTCATTACGGTGGATCGATGGATGGTGCTTTGCTCTTGCCACCACTCTACAACATTACTCAACCGCTGTTAACCGAATTCAAAACCAACAACACCGGTAAGAGTTTTGGCGATCTGATAGAAGGCGGTGTTAACGCGAGTAAAGCGCAGCACTATACACAAATGAGCTGCTATGGAGAAGAATATAAATTAGAATACGCTGCGTATTTCAATACTAACAAAAATGACGACGATATGTATATTGAAGTCGTCAAGCTTGACTTTAATTTGGCCGTTCAGATGAAAGCCAAAGCGGAACGCATCATCACGTCGCAACTCCCGCCGCCTAAACTTTCTGAGAATCCTACGTATTACAAATGCGTCTATTGTCCAGCAAAGTTAGTTTGTCATCAGAATAAAAAACCCGAAGTTAATTGCCGCGCATGTATTCATGCGCATCCGGTAGAAAATGCCGAATGGTATTGTAGTTTATATAAAGCAGTGATTCCGCGCGAAATTGTATTGACTGGTTGCCCACAATATTTTCAATTAGTGAACACATGAGTCATTTAACTTGTCCGAAGTGTGGCAGCAAAGATCATATTAGCGGTTATGGTTTAGCTGCCGGCCCAATAGGTTTTTATACATTTTGTGACAATTGTAACGTAATATTGGAATTTACTCCAGATCTTGAAGGAGTGCCAGAAGAAGCAGCAAAAAAGATTCTTGCTGAAGTTGAGAAACAGCGAATTGAAGTGTGGGGTAAATGATCCCGTATTACTTCCAAGAGGACGCAATCAATTCACTGTTAAATTACTTTAGCAGCGGACGCAGAGGCAATCCTATCGTGGCGATGCCACCTAGTACCGGCAAGAGCTTAGTCATTGCATTTTTTATTTATCGAGTGTTGATGGCATGGCCGCATGTACGCTTTCTAGTGTTGACGCACGTAAAGGAATTGATACAACAGAATTCGGCTGAGTTGTTGAAAGTGTGGCCGACTGCGCCTATGGGCATTTACAGCGCCGGTTTGAAGCAACGCGATACTATATTGCCAATTATTTTTGGTGGCATTGCTAGCGTAAATAAGAATGTGGGCATATTTGGATTTCGCGATGTAGTCATGATTGATGAATGTGATTTAGTTTCACCAAACGACGCAAGTATGTATCAAGTAGCACTTGCACAACTTAAGTTAGTCAATCCTAATCTAGTCGTGATTGGATTGAGTGCAACGCCGTGGCGATTGAAACAAGGACTGCTAACGGACAATGGTTTATTCACCGATATCTGTTACGATAATACCGATTATCAATCGTATAACCGTCTTGTGGCCGAAGGCTACATTTGTCCGCTCATACCCAAACGTACTAATACCGTTATTGATATTGGCAACGTTGGCATCAGTAAAGGGGACTATAACAAACACGAATTAGAAGTAGCGGTTGATAAAGAGGATATCACTTTCGGCGCTGTTAAAGAAATGGTCGAATTAGGTTATGATCGCAATTGTTTCTTAGTTTTTGCTGCCGGTATTAACAATTCTGAACACATAGCATCCATGTTGCAAAGCTTTGGTGTGTCAGCTTGCGCCGTACATTCTAAGTTGCCAATTGCTGAAAACGACATGCGAATAAAAGCATTCAAGAATAACGAATTTCGCGCACTGGTTAACAACAACAAATTGACGGCGGGATTCAACCATCCGCCTATTGATTTAATCGGTATGTTGCGCCCGACAATATCAGCGCGGCTATGGGTTCAGATGGCAGGACGTGGCGGACGTATGTCGCCAGCGACAGGCAAGATCAATTGCAAGCTACTCGACTTCGCCGGCAACACCAAGCGCCTAGGGCCGGTGAATGACCCTAGGATACCCGGCAGACCGGGCAAAGGCACGGGCGACGTTCCCGTGCGCTTGTGCGACGCCTGCGGGGCATACAATCATGCATCCGCGCGCTTCTGCTGTGACTGTGGCATGGAGTTCAAATTTGAAACAAAGTTATTTAGAAACGCATCCGAAGAAGAAGTATTAAGAACCGATGCGCCAGTGATTGAAACGTTTGAAGTCAAAAAAGTTCTCTATCATTTGCATGAGAAGCGTAACGCGGCTGGCATTCTAACGTCACCACCATCTATGCGCATTTCGTATTTCTGCATCATGCAAATGTTCCAAGAATGGGTTTGTTTAGAGCATCCGGGTTTGATTGGTAAACGTGCGCGCGATTGGTGGCGTCTGCGTCATAAAGAAGAACCGCCGGCAACAACGTTTGAAGCACTTAAGCGTTGTAGCGAGTTGCGCGAGCCTAGTCATATTCGCGTGCATATCAACAAAAAATATCCTGAAATTAAAAACGTGGAATTTAGATGAACACACCAGCAGAGAAGACGACGATTCAAAATCTGATCAATCATCAAAACACAGTTATTAAGGATCAAGGTTGGCAATGCTGTTTGAACTGTATGAATTGGGATAAAAAGAAACAACAATGTGGATTATTCAATGCAAATCCGCCATTGCAAGTTATTGTTGTTGGTTGTGTTGAATATGAAGGCGATATTCCTTTTTAATATGGAGAACAGAATGAGAGACTATGAAAAAATTAGAGCGTTGGCAGAAGAAATAACAAAGAAACTTGCCGACGACGGAAGCTTGATTGAAGCAGGCTTTAGAGCAATGTGTATTTTATATTTACCTAGAGAAGTATCGTCAGAACAACTTGACGATATGCGATGCGTTTATTATTTAGGCGCAGATCACATTTTTACTAGCGTATTATCTGTATTGGAACCTGATGCAGAACCAACAGACAAAGATTTAGAGCGCATGACAAAAGTCTATAGAGAATTAGAAGCATTTAGAAAAACATTCAATGGAGGAATAAGCGATGGAAATTGAAAACAACGTGCCAATGCCAGCCACTAAAGCAGTTGCAAAGCGCGCTAGAAAACCGAAAGGCGAGACCAAGCCAGCCACTAGTGCGGCGTCACTAATTGCCGCCTTGAAATTCGTTAGCCTCGCACAGAAACCTATTGGAACACCCTATCAAGCACACTGCACGATGTATGGTAATTGGTGTATAGCGTTCGACGGTGTGTTGACGATTGGCGCCAGAATAGAAGAGAACATTACCGCCTGTCCAAAGACATTCGATTTACTCGCAGCGCTGCAAAAATGTGGGGATCAATTCGCGATTACACAACTTAATGAAATGGTATTATCCGTAAAGTCAGGCAAATTCAAAGCAACTATTAAATGCGTTCCCTTCTCAGACATTCCTAAGTCAGCGCCTGACGAACCCGTTACCGTCATTGGCGATGAAATTAGAACGGCATTTGATAACTTAGCATGGCTAGCTATTGAAGGCGCAACGGATGCATTTTGCGCGTCTGTCATGTTACAGGCACAATCTTGCGTCGCGACGAATCGTCACGTCTTGCTTGAATATTGGCACGGACTAGACATGCCGCCCGGAATACAATTACTCATACCGCGCGCCAGCGTCAATGCTATTATCAAAAGTGATCGCAAGCTAACTAACTTTGGTTTTTCTGACAATTCTGCAACATTCTTTTTTGGCAATGACGGATTTATAAAGACGCAATTATTCAAAGATCAATACCCAAATTATCAAGCGATCTTTGCGCAAAACACTGGTAATGTTTCGCCATTGCCGCCAGACTTTTTTACTGGCGTTGATGCAGTGTCGCCATTCTCCGAAAACAAATTTATCTATTTGCGTGGTGACAAGATCATGTCACACAAAGCAGAAGAGTTAGGCGCTGTCTATGAGTTACCCGGTATCCCTGACGGAATGTCATTCAATCACGAATACTTGAAAGCTGTAGAGGCACATTTTAAAAACACTATCTTTATTGAAAACAAAAAAGTGTTTTTTTCTAACGGTATGGTGCGCGGTGCACTCATGGGCGGCGACTATTTATGAGCAATTGGAATTATCAATTGTTTGTGCCAAACGACATTCGTATTGTCAAGGAACCTAATACTAGAAAATATCAATTCAAAGGCGGACCATATGACAGACAAAATGGATCGTTACGATTATGCGGTGAATGTACATTTACATTTACAGCCGCAGGTTTTACCGGACGCTATAGAAAAGCTGGTGAAATGTTAAAATGGGAGCCAAGATATGTCGATGGATTTGAATACATATAACGACATAGAGCTATCGCAGCTTCCAACGGGAGCGACATTTGTATTTGATATTGAAAGTTATCCGAATTATTTCTTAATTGCCTTTCGCAATATTGTTACAGACAAATGTATTCTGTTTGAGTCATCACCTGACAAACAAATCAACGTCGCGTTGCTTAGTTGGATCGTATGGCGCGCCTGCCTAGTCGGATTCAATTCAAATACCTATGACATACTGTTATTGACACTGGCATTACATGGACATACAAATCCAGCATACATAAAAAGCATATCTGATCTGATCATATTCGAAGACTTACGACCGCGCGACTTCGAACGACAATGCAACGTTCACATACCAACTACAATTAACCATATTGACTTGATCGAAGTTGCGCCGTTACACGCTTCTTTGAAATTATACGGCGCTAGACTGCACTGCCCACACTTACAGGATTTGCCGTATCCTGACAAAACCTATTTGACGCAAGAGCAAGCGGCAAACGTCGCAACGTATTGCATCAATGACCTAGAACTGACGAAGTTGCTGTTAATCGAGCTAGCGCCCCATATTGACCTTCGGCAAGATCTCGGGAGGGAGTATGGCCGCGATCTGCGCTCCCTGTCGGACGCACAGGTGGCCGAAGCGATCATCACCAGCGAGTTGCACAAGGCCAGCGGCTTCTACCCGCGCCGTCCCAGCGGCCCGCTAATGCGCGTCTGCCGATATACGGTCCCGTCCTACATGTACTTCCAAACGCCTGCCTTACAAGCCGCGCTAGAAGTTGTGCGCAACGCTGAGTTCCCTGTCAATGAAAAGGGCACCGTCACTATACCTAAGTCGATTTCACAATTGACGTTACGAATCGGCCGCAATCATTACAAAATGGGTATTGGTGGTTTGCATAGTCAAGAAAAGGAAATTGCTTACCTTGCCGACGCAGACACCGATTTAATTGATAGAGACGTTGCTGGATACTATCCAGCTATCATTTTAAATCAAGGTTTATATCCGTCACACTTAGGACCGGCTTTCTTGACGGTTTTTAAATCCATTGTAGACCGTCGTCTAGCCGCTAAGAAAGCAGGCAACAAAAAAATCAGCGAAGGATTGAAAATTGCGTCTAATGGTACGTTTGGCAAACTCGGCAATCAATGGAGCATTTTATTTGCGCCGGATCTCATGTTGCAAGTGACGTTGAGCGGTCAACTATCCTTGCTCATGCTGATTGAAATGATAGATGATTCCTTCGGCATTCCAATTGTATCAGGCAATACCGACGGCATTGTTATCCGCTGTCCAAAAAATCGTTACGCTGAATTAAATTTCATCATTGAAGCTTGGGAAAAGTTCACTGGCTTCGTCACAGAAGAGACACGCTATAAAGCACTCTACTGTCGCGACGTGAACAACTATATCGCAGTGAAAGAAGATGATACGTGCAAAGTCAAAGGAGTTTATTGTGAAAGAGGTTCAGCGCAGAATTCCATCTTATCCAAAAATCCCGAAATGCTCATATGCTCCGATGCAGTACAGTTATTTCTTACACGGCAAACACCTATTCAAAAGACAATCAGAGAATGCACAGACATTCGACGATTTGTTGCAGTCAGAGCAGTCAAAGGCGGCGCAGAAAAAGACGGCGAATATTTAGGTAAGTCGATTCGCTGGTATTACGCTAAAAAGATTGTAGGCACCATCAATTATTGCATCAGCGGTAATAAAGTTCCAAAGAGCGACGGCGCAAAACCGCTCATGACGTTGCCTGATAAAATTCCTGATGATCTCAATTATGATTACTACATCGAAGAAGCCGTTAAAATGCTTTTTGATATTGGTTACTACGTTAAAGAAAAAACACCAAGCTTCTTTTAAGTTACTGTAAAATCAAAACTCAATGTATCATAAAAATATCCATCTGTAGACAAAATAGGCCATATCCATACTTTAACTAAACCGTCACTATTAAACGGTTCCGAATCTACTGTACTTATTGTTGCAGCCGACGCTAAATAAGTTCGTGTGACTGAGATAGAATCAACATAGCTTATTGAAATAAATGCATTATCAGGAGGCGCGACACTTACACCTTGCAAAGCTACACGAAAATATTGATCTGATGGATTATTAGAATTAACAATACTTCGTATTTGATATCCAGCTAAAAGATTACCAGCAAAATCTGATGCTAAAGTACCTATATTAAATCCATTCAAGTAAGGATCGGTAGCACCATAAGCACCGTCATTGAATCCACCATAAGGAATAAATCCAAATGCATTAAATTGACCTGCAATCATATCAGGTTCTGCAAAAGGATTATCAGGTGTAAATCCACCTGTACAACCATAACCATTTTCATCAATAACTTCGTTAATAAAGTCTTTATCATTCGCATAATATCTTGCGTCATAATTGATTCCTTTGACGCTAGAAACAAATCGACCGTTAGGCAATTTTTCAGCCGTCAAGAAAGCGGTTTGCTTTACATCATCGCTGCCCACAATTATATAAGTCGTCTTGGCGTATCTATCATCATCAATGACAAGCGGCAAAGCTGGCGCTTCACCAAGTATTACTTTGTTAGCTGCTGATCCTGCGGTAATAGCAATGGATTGCGTTGTACCGTCGTACAGTTGCAAAAAAATGGAATAAGACGGCGAGACAGACAAATCAACTAACTGTGACAAAGTAATTTCAGTACCGTCAACTTCGATCACTTCGCCGTCTTGTGTATTTGGTCTAGTGTTATCGCTTACTAAAATACGATCATTAATAACTAACAAATCTGCTTCTTGAGTAGCGTCAAATTCAATTGTTGTGTTCTGATATAAAATACGATTCCATACACGCCATACATGGAAATAAGCGTGCAAATGATCTCTAACACCAATGCTTTCTACTTTCTTGGGATTGATTGAGGCGTAGTCTTGTGGCAAGAAAACTGTATTTATCGAATCATCAGCCGGATCAACATAACTATACTGCACACCGTCATTGTCATTGTTCTGACCAAAATTAATTGTGCGTTTTTCTGTATGTGGAATTTTGTTACGATGATTAAATAAAATGGTGCTGTCATCTGTTTCTTTTTCAAACGACAAACGAATCACATTGCCGCGACGATACGCAACACAAAACATTGCATTAACAATAGTTGCAACAGTTTCTTCAAATGACAAACCGTCTTTATCGAAAGTATAATTAAATTCTCTAACTCGTGGCGTTCCAAAATAATCCTCAACTTCTTGCGCTACTGCAAAGAAATTCGTTATATCCAATTCAGCCAATGAGCGATTACCAATATACCGATCGCGGCACACTTCTGAAAGGATCAACGCAGAATCGTTTGTACCAGCAGGCGCACCAAATGAAGTACCGTCATAACTAGGAATAATTCTCTGTCCAATCAAATTAAGCTTACGTTCTTTAACTGCTAAGGCACTAGCAGTTGCATAAGTTACACTTTGTATAGTTGTTATATTACCAAAATCAAGTTCATTTACAGGCGCGACTGACGTGGCATCACGCCAGCGAACTTCATCAACAACAGTACCTTCAAAATCTAAATCCGTTTCACTGACTCGCCGTGCTCTAATTTGTGTGCGACCAAAGAAGCCACTAAAATGCGCTTTCAAAGTTATAGCAACAGTTTCTTTAAGCGTGCTAGAGCCTTTCAATATAATTCTAAAAAGCTCAGGATCATCTAAAGCTATGTCATCTAAATCAATTGGCGTAGCTTCAAATTCAATTTCAACTTCGCCGGCAATTTGGTCAACACCATCATCTTTGTAAATACCATTTGCAGCAACAAAATTATTTAAAACTTCATTGATACCCGGACTGCAATTAAAATCATCTAGTACAAACGGACCAACCCATTTTAAACCACTAGCAACCATTGTAGGGCTGATGAATGGCGTTGCAACATTAGGCAACACAACGTCTTCCCAATCTGTATTGACTGAATTTGGATTATCTAAAACTATCTGCCATTGTGTAACAGAAACTACTGGATATACACCATTCAAATCTAAATCATAAGCACCCGCGCCGTCAAAAACTACATCAAAGAAAACGTTATAAGCAAAATGCAATTGATTATGCGAAGTCTCCATGTGATCCCAATTAGAATTTACGACATTGGGTGCAACCAACTTCACAATAAATAATGTGGGCACAGCATATTTTGTTTCAGTCGGATTATCCGGTCCCTCAATGTGCACACTATCAATTTCGTATGTACCACCTAAATCACCAAATGCGCCAACATAACCGCCAGTTAAAGTAATTGTACCTCCCGGTACGAATAGACCGTTAACAACAGATTCATAATCAGCAGTGAATATCAACGCGCCGCCAGCGGTATCATAAGCATGATGTGCGCCGTCAGTTGGATAACGCTGCTGTACAGCAATCATTGTTGCACGACACACAATACTTTGCGTTACATCTACTCCAGCCGTCATAGTCGCATCGGTAATTGTTAGTTCATCTCCTTCAACAAAATATTTTGTGAAGTCTTCAAGTGAACCATTCGGCAACTCAATTAAATTTGGTGTGCGAAAACGAACGTTGCCTAAACCAACAAACGTCATTGCGTTTGGTGGGCGCAATACTTGACCATTAACTGAGTTAGAACGTTTAGTATTTAATACAGGAATACGCAATAACTGTCCGACGACTAACTCAGGATCACCAATGCCCGGCGCGTTTGGATCAAAAGAATTTGGTGACGTGTAAGGACCGTACACCATAACTGTTGTACCGGGAATATTTTCAACTTTTGTCGCACCGTCACGAATACTAGCCGCTAAAATTGCATAAGCGCCGCGACCGACGCACATGTAAGCATATTCGACTTCTCGATTATTTTCAAAAATCTTGTATGGCGCTGCAATCAAATCTGGCGTAGCTCGCACCGTCCCGAAAGGATCAGGTATGCGCCCGTTAATTCGCGCGCGATTCGTTCGGTCTGACAGTTCGTTATTAGGCGACGATTGTTGCTGATTTCGACTTAACGAAATTGGCGGAGGTTGTGCCACCGTTGGCGCAGCACTTAAGACATATGCAGCAACAGCAAGCAAAACGCCAACAATAGCAAAGACGGCTGTTACTGGATCACCGGGATATACGACAACGTAAAACGGTCCCGGCAATTCACCTAAAATTTCAATTCCATTTTCATCAGCCGGTGTTACATCAGTAATTTGTGAAACTTGTTCATGATATAAACGTGCATTTACGGGAAACGCATTAAATTGCGATACCAAAAATTCACGCACGTCTTCGACTTCATGGCGCGTCCACGTATCAGGTTCAAGATTATTAAGCGCTAGTATGACTTGCTTTAACATACAAAAAACCTTACTCGCTTAAATCCTAATCGAACGATCTCTAGCGGCTGATAGAAAACTCCCTGTCTAGTAATATGCAATACCTTGCCATGCCACCATATGCCCACATGTGCCGGCGTCTTATTGGCTTGCAACCAAATGACACAAGGATCAATTGGCTTATCTAGCAACGTCACTGTACGACGCAAGCTAAATGAAACGCGCCTTTCATATGCAGCACATAAAAAGCCAGCGAGGATTTCAGCAATTTGAGGATTCTTTAATTCCGCCCATACTTCGCATACCAAATGCGCGCAATTATAAGTGCGTTCTTTATATTGTCGATTTAAATACTTGTCGATCACAGCAAGCCACGTAACATCGGGAAACGAGGCAAAGAATATATCTCGCCTGTTTTGTTGACATTCAAAGACGGCGCGGACGCATTGAACGCTGCGCCTTCGTCAGTAAAAACAAATGTTTTTAATTCTAGTACAATCGGACCATATAAAACAGTTGTTAAATCGTCTGATCTATACACGCGATAAATAACTTTTGGCAATTCATTAAAACCGCTTGCAGCTTTGATATTATCTAATTCTGTTGGAATAGTTTCACCTAAGTCGCCTAATTCAACTTTTAAAATTTGATCTAAATCGTCGCGCGGTCCTGTCAATGATAGGCGTAATGGATAGTAAACGTATTCATGTTCACTGGCGTCTTCGTGTGTGACTGTAATGCCTAACGTAGCATTACGCACAATGTAGTACGTATGCGAAAAAGCACTGTGTGAAATTTCAAGGCATTCTAGTTGCACTATATGCGAAGGAGAATTCAAAAAGAATTCGCTATAAGTACTCATGGATGTGCCGCTGCAAATGCAATTTCAAATGCTTCAATAATTGTAGTGTCTTCTGTCTCTTCGTCAACGTTTATATGTCCATGCACTTCTAACTGTGCATCCACACCATAACCTTGTCCACTTTGCGAACTGAGTTGAATACTACCGGGAATAAAATGGACTGTATATTCTACTAAATCTGGAGTGTCGATAATCAAATCAATAGTAAATGGCAATGCACCATGTTTCGTTATAGTTCGATAAAAAGCCATCAAATATTCATACTCATCAGGATGCAATAACCATTTAACATTAACCATTGTTGACGAATTCAAAATATCAGAACGATAACGACCGGCACCACCATCTAATTGTATGCGTTTAGTCTCTTCGCCAAACTGCGCACCATAGCCAGCTTGTTCAGGCGGTATTAAAAACTTCGTCATCGTCTTCGCCCTGCATCAGTACTTTTAGATAGCGCCTTAGAAACTTTTGAATTAGGCTGTGATATTTCAGACGCCACTAAACTAGGCGTATGTTTTACTACAGCCTTTGTCGCTTCGTCACGCGCAATAATTCTAATTTCTTCTGGTGATACTTGTTCGACTTCAAATTGTTTTGACGTTCCGTAATTTTTGATATTAACGGCAACTTTGGTTCCGCCGCCATTAGATGCAGCTTGTTTGTTGCCAACAACCTGCGCTGCGCCACTTCGGAGCGCATCAAGGTTTGCAACACCAACTCTAGCGGTTGTTTGCGCGTCGTGAACGTACTCTTGACCATGCACCGCTCCTGCAATCATGTTTGTTGGGCCGTTACCCGTCCATCCGCCCTTCTGATATCCCTTGACCAAAGACAGCGCCTCAGATAGCGCCACGGTTGAGGCAATGCCAGCGCTCGCTGGGATCGCGTTCGCGCCAAAGCTGGCCAAGGACACCAACGCAGCCGGCGCGGCCCATGCAGCGCCCGTCGCAGCCGCAGCGGCCACGCTGGCAGCAGTCTGCACGGCTAGGGCGCTGGCAGCAAGTGTCTGGCCAAGCGCGGCATTGATGACGTATTGAATTCCTAGCTTGATAAAACCGCTAATCAATTCGGAAATACCATCTCGCGCCACAGATCGCAACGTCTCTTTTAAGTTCTCGCCTTTCGCAATCGCATTACCAATACTGTTCGCGACAGCATCGGTAAAACCTTGCATTGTACTACCGATAATTTCGCTAATACCTGCCATGACACCGCGAAAATTAGTCACATAGGATTCAAGTGCAGCAATCTGTATATCTGCCCATGTCGCATCGCCAAGCAACATATTCAACTTCGCTTGTTCAACGCCAATTTGATTGACACTGATTGCATAAGCTTCATTCGAAATAATGCCATTAGCACGCGCTGCGTCCAACGCTTGCAGCGTCATATACAGTTCTTGCTGTTTACCTATTGTCTCGCCGTAAATGCCGTTATAAATATCCTGAAATTGCGCGTCTAACTGATTCGCAATCAAATGTTCGCGAATTAAATCAAGACTAGCTTTTAACTGTTCATTGCCTTTTGCATTTATATCGCGACCTTTAGCGCGTAGATCATTTGTAATTTGCATCATCTGTTGTTCAACAGCACGCTCCGCTGGCAACATACGCAACAGTTTTGTTTCTTCGTCAAGCTCCTTATTGACTTGCCGCAACGGATCAACCGAATTCAAATAGTCTTCGCTGGCTTTGAATACTGCTGCGCCGGCTTGCTGCGCTGAAATAACATGCTTGGCAAGTAGAATTTCCGTCGCTGTCTGCACAGCATTGTATGTGCGCAATGGTCCACTAGCTTCTTCGTAGATACGGTCTAATTCAACTTGTACCGCCGCCGATTGTTGAATCAATCTAATTTTACGTTCGATCTCGGCAGATTCTGCCGCTGTCATTGCTTTATGCTTTGACGAAAACTGAATTTCAATCTGATCTAGCTTACTTTGAATTTCGCGCGCATCTTTCAACATGAACAAACGCGACAATTCAGCATCTAACGTGCTGTTAATCTTTTCCATCGCTTTGCGCCGGTCTTCAATTGCTTTCAATTCGGCTGGTGTTGGACCAACTTTAGGAGGTGTACCAGCGCCACGCAAATTGCTGCCGCCACTACCGGCGACTTTATCCTTGCCATGAAAGTCAAGCAACTTGCCAAACGTACCGCCTTGCGCGTCGAAACCTTTCTTAAGCGATTCTGCCCACAATTGACCAGCGGTTTTAAATTCCGTTTTGCCTTCGTTAATGATCAAACCAAAGTCAACCGGTTGCCATTTCTCTAAGCCAACTTTCTCGCGCAAGAAATTTGCAGCGTCAATGCCTTTGTTAATAAAGTCTTCAATGAATTGCAATGCCTTGACCAATACATTTCTAATCGACTGACCAATACCGCCACCCCAATTAAGGAATGCTGCATCGGCAAATATTTTCAAAGCGCGTAAATAACTAATGACAGTATCAATCGATTCGCCAATCACATGCAACGCTTTGCGCGCATTCATCATCCCGTCTTCGAAAAATACAAGGTAACCGATAGCAGCACTTAACGCGACCACTAACAAACCAAGCGGATTACTAGCAATCGCTAATGTAAATACTCTGACTGCTTTAGCAGCATTGACCATCATCGTAACGAGCGATTCGCCAAACGTCGCCAGTAATAAACCGCCGACAATAGACAGTGCAAATCCAAGCTTGTCTAAGTTGTTTGCCACAGCAATAATGGCTGTTGATAGTCCCGCTGTGAATCCTGTGGCTTTATTGAACTCGCCAAACGCCTGTACAAAGTTATTTCGCAGTACCGTAAAGGATTGTCCTAGTGTGGGGATTGTTTTGCCAAATGTTCTATCAACTTCTTCCGCTGCTGCTTTGAATGCATCGGCCAAGACACCGGCAGTAATCTTGCCTTGTGGCGCAAGTAGCAATAACTCGCCGCGCGTCACTTTCATTTGCTTGGCAATTGCATCAGCGGCGCTCGGCATGAGTTCCATGACGGTGCGAAATTCGTCGCCGTCTAACTTGCCTTTATTAAATGCTTGTGATAACTGCAACAATCCTGCCGCTGCTTCGCCACCCGTCGCGCCAGAAATAATTAACATTTTGTTAACTGTTTCTGTTAGTCTTAAAGACTCGGTTTGCGAACGTCCAAGCTGCTGCAACGCGCGGTCGAATCGTGTAAATGCGGTCGCTGTCTCTTCGACTGGCGCACGAGTGCGGTTTGCAACTTCAAATAGCTTTGTCGTGAGTTCGACAACTTGCGCTTCGCTGCTACTGACAACTTGCAATTTGTTTTGCAATGTCGTGTAAGCGTCTGCCGTTCGCAGAATGGCCGCTGCTGATACCGTGATCCCGGCCAGTGCCAGCGCGGAGCGCACATAGGTGGCAAGGCCGGCGCTCGCGGCGCGCGTAGACAGGGCCTGCTTTGCCTGCGCTTGCTGGAGCTTCAGGGCGGCCAAGGTGGCGCGATTGGTCGCTGCCGTGGCATTGGCCGTCTGTACGGCGGTTTGTTGCGTGGCGGTCGCTAGGCGGGCTTGAGCCGTGGCCGTAGCAACGGTCGCCGTCTGCAAACGTTGCTGTGCCGTCGCCGCTTGGAACGCGGCCTGTGCGCTCTTGGACTCTGCCGCCGCTAATCGATCAATAGCAGAAACGTTGATGGTTGCTAACGCTTGTTTCAAACGCTCAATAGCGTCATAACTGTTACGCGCTTGCGTCGCAATCAATTCCAACTTCGTCGGAATAGAAGCGGCAACCTTATCGGTTATCTCTATAACAATCTTTTCGTCAGACATTACGGCAGTCTCAGCTTTAACGTACGTACAAACTTACGGCCAAGATAGACCGAACGTTCTACAAACCCTGCCGGCGCTTGTGCGCTGCTACCCTGATTCAACTCACGAATGTATTCTGCGTTATTCGATAAGAAAATCGTTTCACTGGGCTTCTTCTGCGATAACACTTGTTTATGCTGTATCAACGCTTCTTCGGCGCTGGCTTCATACGTTGAACCTTGACTGCCTAACCGATACGCATCTATTTTTAAATCCCAAGGTTCTTCTAAATGCAATATCCAATTTGATAATGCAGTTGATTCGTCAACGGGAGTTGTATGAACTAAATCAGTGCCGATAACTGTTGCAACTTCTGACGCTGCGAGACTCGCCGCGATAGGAATATCAACGGCGAGTTTTTCCATCCTTATAGCTAAGTCTAATAATGTTTTCATCTCGCCTGTGAAGCCATGCGTGTCAGATACGCTTTATCCATCGCCTTTATAAAATAAATCAAATCCTCTGTTTGCTCATTATCAAATTCAAACGCTACTGCATACTGTTTAATGCTTGTCCACGGAATTGGTCCGGTACTAAACCCATACGAACGTTCTGAATCCAAATCAAAAAATGCAGTTATATAAAGTTGCAAACCTAACGACAGTTCTGGCGCATTAACAATGCTGTCTGGAATAGGTTGTCCCATTTGCATTGCTTGCTTGATAATCTTAAGTTCATCCTTACCGATACCAAGCATGTACGTCAGAACTGTTACAAGTTTTTTGCTTCTTCTTCCCTCGCTTCATCTTTGAACAATTCAGACGACTGTGCATATGTTTGCAAAAAATCATACAAACGTGGCAACTTCTTAAACAACTCAATTGCATTTGGTTCAGAAAACGTAATTGTGCTGCCATCTCTATCCTGCACATTGCGCCAATCTTTCAACACGCAACTTACAAAGATTTCCATAAAAATCTTTTCAGCAAAATCATTTCCCATTGATTGAAGGTTTCCACGAAAAGGCTTCGTCGCCTTGTCCAACGCCTTCGCATACTTCTTATTAGCGCGTCCCATTGACGCCAAGACAAACACAGGAACAGTGCTGTCATCGTTCGGCGGACCTTCAACTTCTACGCCTTCGGTTTCTTTTTTCTCATCAGTTTCAAATGTTTTAAATAACGACATACGCTGTACTCCGGTTTTAGGACTGCGAAAAAAGATCGCAGCCCCATAGAGTACAAGCATTATGCAGGCATTGCTATAGTCGGCAAGTAGGGGAAAATGACTTCCATAAACGTATAGCCGTTGATGTTCTCTGCGCCTGCCGGTTCCAGCGGTACCATAATCGCCGCATCCTTTTCGACATTCAGCCGACCGCCACCAAGGCCAAGCAACGGAATATCCAGCACCATGCCAGCGTTCGCCGCTGCAACGATAATGTTGAAACCAACATCAGAGTTATTACGAACAGCACGCACCGCTGGCACCGTTGTAAAGTATGCCGTGATACTGCCACCAACTACAAAGTTACCTGCGGTCGCTTCAAACGCGCCAAGCACACCAATTGCCTTGTTTGGTGTGACGTTATTATTGATTGAAATTTCGCCTTCCGTGACGTAACCAAACAGCGCCGTAGGCAACGACGTTGTAGGATCAAGAATATTCATCTTGATCCGATAAACATTTGACGTGCTATTTTGTGCAGCTTCACCAAGTGAAGCAATGCGCGTACCAGCTTTGATCGTATCGCCAACTTCGCCAGAACGTTGCGAATTAGCTGCCGCTACATACGTCAAATCGGCATTGAACTTTTCAGCTTCAGGAATGTGCAGCGTGAATTCATTTGGCACCGCTCCCTCAAGGTATTCCGCTTGTGTCGCGGTTGGACCTTGGCCTAACGTTCGTTCAATGTTGTATGAACGCCGTTTAATTAAGCCAGAAGCAAACGTTTCATTGCGCAGCACATCGCCAAAAAAGATTTGAATCTTTTTACCGGTACTGACTTCGGCAACCGAAGTAAACGTTGTGTCGTCAAACACAATGGCCGCAGCGGCAATCGATGCAATACGCGCATAGCCCACATTGTTTGCAAATCGACCGCTGGCCAGCACGTCGCCGCCGATGAAAATCCACTCACCGACAATCAGACCTAGCGTATTTAGATTTGCCGCTGTAGAAGTCAAGCGCGCGACGTTACCGGTTTTAACAATAGCAACGTCGGCTGTTGGAAATTCAAATCCAACAACTTCGACTTTAGCTGCTGTCGGCGGCGCGGCTTCATCTACCAAACCATCAGCGACAACGATTCCAGTAGCATCAGCGCTAACAACAGCATGCAAACCGTTATTAGCAGCGTTGCTAAAGCCAGTACCTTTAACCAAGTAGCCAGCCTTATTGAAAGCAACCGCCGTTGCGCCAGTCGTGTATTTATCCGTCGCAGCCGCTGCCGCACTGACAACAATTTTAGCCGCATTCAATGGTCCCGTTGTTGGCTTCTCGCGCAGATCAGCAAAAAAGAAACCCTGCATTAAACGTGTCAGGTTATTAGCCGTAACGTCAATATTGAAACCGCCGCTAGCGTCAAGATTGGTAATGACACCGCGCTTATTCTGGCGATTCGCACTGATCGGCGAACGCGCTACCATCGTCAGTTCGCCGCCAAAATCAGCGTAACTGTTCGGTTCCAATCCGTACCAATTCGGATCAGCACCGTCAGCAGCTATTGTGGGCAGAACCTTATAGCAAATTTCTTCAGCAAACGAAAGTCCCGTAACGTTGCTGTCGATTTTGTTGATCGGGCATGGAAGAGGCATAATAGTTACTCCAATTAACCTATATCATCAAATTCGTATTCAGACACAACGTTGTAACGGTAGAACAAAGCTTCAGGCGGCAATTCGTTTATTGTCGTGTTTCTAAACCAAACCCTGCCCGGTTCAGTTTGTTTTCCACGAAACGCATTGCGCGCAATTATTGCAAGCTTCTTTCCTAACTCCGATGCGGTCGCTAATTGCTTCGGACAAAAAATCTGTACAAACACTAAACCGGAAATTTCATAACGTCGCAACCCCGGTTGTTCAACACAAGCTGACATTGAACACTGTTCTTCTAATACTGTTTTATTTGAAACACGCGCCCAAAACTTATCGCTTGGCGGTTTCGCAGGTTCCTCAATATTCGGCCAACGCACGTCAGGCATATAACCAACTATCGCCGGAGTATTAGCCAGCCAAGCTGTACTAAACAACGCGAATATTTCATCTAACCCTTCGTCGTAAGCAACCGTCATCCTTCAAACTCTATCGTGTATAAAATCTTTTGACCATTTGGCGACAACAAATCAATTGATGTAATTCGTAATATAGTACCGTCTCTGTCAACTACATCTTTCAACGTCGGTTCAAATGATACTTGTCCCATCAATCCGGCAAGCTTGCCTGTCGGTACTTCAGTGCCTTTCAAATACGCCAACAACTTTCGCCATTGCGTGTCATTTGTAGGCACAAAACAAATCTTAATGTCAGGATGCAATACGGCTATAGCTTCAGTCGGTTTCCACGGTTTTAAAGGATCAACAGCCACACCATCGGCTACACTATTCCATATGACTGATTGACCATACTTCGCTATCAGTCGTAACGCCGTCGCAATCTGTCTATCAAATTGACCCATTAGCCGCGAAACACACTAAAGGTAAATGGGTTCCCACAGTTATCGCCAATGAGCGCCGCCAACAAAGCATCAACTGCAATAAACGTTGCTTGTCCGCTAAACTGCGAACCGCTGGCGTACTCTGTTTCAATCGGTCCAACCTTTTCACGAATGACGTAATCGCTAGAGTTACCTGAAATGATCGGCAACAAATCAACCCCTTCTAGTACTGCTATCGCTAAACGAATTTGAGCAATCTTTAGATTCTTCGGAATGCCTGTAAATGCATCTCGCGGAAACGCTAAAGATTGTTCCTCATTTATTTTGTAACCGGCATAACAAGGTTTGATTTCCAAATAATCAATAGCCTTAAGCAATGCAACGTCAATTTCCGCATCAGACGGTACGGTGATACCGCGCGCAAGCGCATACGTCTTAAACTCATCAGTTGTAACGTATGAATTCGCGTCGACAACGCCCGTACCGTCTTCGATGATTAACGGCATATCAGCCTGCGTTATTATCCCATACTGTGCCAGCAGCGCGACGATTCTTTTCAACAATCAGCGCATCCAATACCGCCGCACGTTTCTTACCGGCTTTCTCGGCAGGTTCCAACTTGGCAAAATCAGCTTCGTTCAGTCCTTGCAATCCTTTTGAAATGGTTTCAGGTGTACCATTTAAATAGGTAACAGCATTGAATGCAAATGCTGCCGCAGCCGTTTTCTTAACTGGCTTATTTGCTTCCTCACGGTCCGCTACCTGCTTTGCGCGAAACGCCTTTCTCTCTTCTAGCGACTTCATAAATGCCTCCGATTAAACGTCTTGGGTATCAACACCAGCGGGCAACATGCCCAGACTCCGCAAATAAGTAACAATCGAGTTGTGAAAATTACGCAACGATGTTTGCGCGCCAGCCGACATTGCCGACGTTTTAATAACCAAATCCGTTTGATATTCTACGGTGCCATCCGCAAGACGAAAACCAATTGTGGCAGTGAATTGAGTATCACCGTTGATAGTCAAATCAGCGTTGCGACGAATATCTAACTTCCAATTGTCAACCGTCGCTTTCGTAACGCTTTTTACAATTGGTGTCGTCAATGTAGTAGGCATATCAAATATCCTTTAAGCAACCGGCTCTTTAATTTCCCAAGCAATCACACTGGTGTCAGTCGCGCTGCTACTAGTAAGTGTGAAACCCACACCAGCAACGCGCGAAGTACGCAAGAAACCTTGCGCGCCGCCAGCGGTTTGCACACTATAATTGATCAATGATTTATCAGTAATGCTTGGCGCACTAACCGTTGCTGTGCCTGCGACTAGCGTTACCAACCCGCTTTTGCCTGCGACAGTATCTGCCGGCTTACGCACAACAATGCTCGGCGGATTAACTTCAATTGGGATCACGTCGCCAGTTTGATAGACCGTTACGCTATTATCTCCATACACAAGTGCAATAGCGTCCGATGGTATCGGATCTTGTGTCGTATACCTGCCTGTTACTGCGCTATAAGTTGAGGGAATAACAATCATGGCGATATTTCCATCAACATGTGGGCAACTTGACCAGCGGTCGCTGTTGATGCAGAACGTACACTTGCCGATAGCACTAAAGCATTTGCATCAAGATCCGATATTGTAACATTTTTTGGATACGGCGATGTAATTGCCAAGCCAGTAAAATCGGATATAGCATCTTGCCTACCAAGTGAACGCAACGTTGTTGCGTCTATAACTGTCATCATAGGATTAACGCCGTAACTTCGATTTGCTGCTATAAATTGAGCACTGCTAACAATAGCAGGGTCGGCCATTGTGCCCAATGGACCTAATAAAATGCTTACATCGTTCAATGCAGCACTAGTGTTATTTTTAGCAAATTGTACAAAGAATTGAACAACTCTGCCAAGTCGCAATAGTCCAGCGGGAAGCGTTGCTTGCTTCAAAATAACATCTGTTGTTACAGCGCCTTCAGTATTCAACGTCAAATCAAAAACAAAAAATGTT